TTTGCTGCAATTGCCTGAAGTCTTACAATTTCAACAGTAGCAACATTAAACGGAACATCTGGTTTAATGATTAATTTAGCAATCATTGTTAAGGCGGTTGTTAACTCTTCGTCATTCATATAGTCAGCAATCTCAGTCAAACCATTGACCATATCTATAGTTGTTCCTGTTTGTTTAACTTGCTCTATCATTTTACTTACCCTCCGTTAGTTGTTCTAAAAGATCCATTTCAATTATAGCAAGCCTTACCTTTGTATTACCTTCTCCAAGTATTACAACAATTGCTGGAGACTTATCAATCCCCGACTTTATTGAATCAGTAACAGCCTTAGCCCATACATCTTTATTTAATGTAAAAGATTTTCCAACTTCTTTAAAATCAACTATAAAGTTTCTCCAAGTTGCATCGCCTTTTTTATTATTGCGACCAGAGTTTTTATGTTGTTTAGCCCCAATTCTTTTAGATTCGCTTCTTTCACTCATTAACAAAATCCTTCTTTTTTCTTTTTGGTGGAATTAACCCAACTTTAGATATATGTTTTTTAGAACACATCCAGGTTGCATCACCAGTTTCTCTCCAATACCTTAAAGAACTAACTTCTTCTTGACAAGTTTTGCATGGAAACTTGCCTGGATATATTGTAAAATTGTTAGACATTACTTAGTTTAGTCCTTAACTGTTGTTGTAAGTCTAAATCTTCTTTTATTCTATTAATAATTCCTTCTCTTCCTTGTACCTTTGTACCGTCATCTAATTGATACCAGGCTCCAGTTCTATTTAATAGACCAACTGACTCAGCCGTATCAACAAGATCACCAATAGCGTCAATGCCAATATTATCTCCACGGAAATAGAAATCGTATTCCCCAGATTGGAATCCAGGAGACGTTTTAGAAAATTGTAACTCCCAACGAATCTTTCTACCAATCTTTTCTTCAATGAGTTTATCGCCAACCTTAATCTTACCTTTGATAGCCTGATTGTCGGACTCAGAGGAAAATAACTTGATAACACAAGATGAATAGAATTTAGTAGCCTGCCCACCAGAAGGCTGCTGGCTAGTATACATAGCACTAATATTGTTACGGCTCTGACTAATAAGAACCAAAAGAGTTGGCTTAATTTTATTATTTGCATAATTAAGCATTTTCCAAGCGTTACTAAAATCACGAGACTCCGCTCCAATCTGTTTTGTATTTTCTAAAGCCTTCATTTCATCTGTATCTTTTTCAAAATATATGGCAGGAAGCATAGAAGTTATAGAGTCGATGACAATTAAATCAACTCCAGCATTTATAAGTCCAACACCAACATCTACCATATCGCTAATAGTTCTTGCTTGAGAGTAAATTAATTTTGTTGGATCAACCCCTAATTTCTTTGCCCAATCTTCAGAGTATGACATTTCAGAATCAATCCATGCACAGACCTTGCCTTCTGCTTGCGCCAAAGCAATCATCTGTAAACACATAGATGACTTAGCCGATGACTTACTTCCCCATACCAGGACTTGTCTACCGTATGGTAGTCCACCGCCTAGGGCACGGTTTAATCCAAAACTTGGTGTTGGTTGATAATCAAAACTAATACCTTCGCCAGTTCCAAGTCGTTTTCTAAGTCTTGGATCTAATTGAGATAATACATCTTCTACACTAACTGACATTTACATCCTCCATTATAACGGTTCCATCTTTGGTTTTACCAAAACTAAATTTATACGATTTACCTTCTTCAATATGCATATATGCTTTAGGAAATGCAGTAGGAAATACTGTAACAGAGTGTAAGTCTCTAGCCGTATCTGCTAAAGTTAAAGAAGCCATTTTCTTTCCAGCCTTTGTAATTCTTGGTTTAAAAGAAACTACAAACATTTCTTCCTCACTATATGGTAATTGTTTGTAACCTAAAAACTTAACAAGTGCATTTGAAGATTCTTTTATTTCATCAACAGGAATTGCAGAGACAATCCTATTGTCATTAGCAAGAACCAAATAAGTACGACCCGTCTCAATAGTCGTTCCTTCTTCATCAAATATACCAACACTCCCAGTTTTGTCAAGAATTTCAACTCGTGACCATCCCTTTCCTCGTTTAATTGCTTTAACCATACCCATTAAAATGTATGATCCCTTTTCTTCAAATGAATCAACGTCTTGAATAAATGCATAATAGTGTGAGGGAATTGTTATGTTAAACTCTGGTAGATTTAAGTATTCATAAATATTTTCTTTAATCTCACTATCGTTTCTTTCATTATCGGCAAAGGTTGCTGCACCAATAAGTCTAAGAGCGTTAAGCGCTCTACTGTTTACGCCATTACCTTTTGTAAAGGTAAATTCTTCAAGTTCTTTGTATGTTTTAAATGGACGAGCAGCAATATATTTTTCAGCAATGTTATTAGAAATAAACTTAATTCCTGTTAGCCCAAACCTTATGCCTTTACCTTCAATTTTAAAATCAAGATCTGAATCATTTATATGAGGTAGTTTAACTGATATGCCCATACGTTTTGCTTCAATTAGATATTCTGTTCTACCGTCTTTATCCTTTTCATTTTTAAGAAGGGCAAACATAAACTCAAGTGGATAGTAGTATTTTAACCACGCCGTCCAATACGAGAGCGTAGAGTAAGCAACCGCATGAGACTTGTTGAACGAGTATCCCGCATGCGCCTCAAAGTCATGCCATAGATCACGAGCCTGATTGGGAGCAATATAGGCAGAAGCACCAGTAATAAAACGTTCTTTATAAATATCGAACTCTTTTGCATCTTTCTTCTTTCCAATAATTTTACGTACCTTGTCAGCATCAGACATTGACATTCCACCTAGGTGAACACAAGCCTGCATAACTTGCTCTTGATACAGGATACACCCATATGTATCATCTGTGAACTCTTTCATAATTTGGTGGGTATAGGAAACATTCTGCTTACCATGCTTACGAGCAATATAGTCTTTACCAATAGTATTCATAGCACCTGGACGAACTAAAGCATTTGATGCTGCTAACTCATTAAAGTTCTTTACTCCCATTTTTACTAGGAGGTTTGTATATGGTGTTGCTTCACACTGGAATACACCTTTTGTATACCCGTCTGAAAGCATCTCATATACTTTGGGATCTGCCATATCAATTGATAAAAGATCGATGTCTTTGTAGTGATTTTGTTTAATCATATCAATAGCATCTTTTACTACGCTTAAAGTTTTAAGACCTAATGCGTCAATTTTAATAAGACCAATCTTTTCAGCCTCTTCCATATCAACACCAACCACAGGAATGCGATCATCGGATCCAGGAGAAGAGCGAGTTTCCAATGGCGCATACCTAAATATTGGATCCTTACTAGTAACCACACCAGCAGCATGAATGCCAGTACCTCTAATACGACCACGTAATTGTTCTCCATAAATCTCCACCTCTGGATATTTTTCTCTAAACCACAGTGTAGTTTTAGAGGTACAATATTCATCCCAAGTATCGACTAACTTTAATACTTTGTTAACATCTGTTAATGGTATATCTAAAACTCGTGCAACATCTCTTACAACACCTTTATCTTTAAACTCAAGGAATGTAGCAATAGATGCTACGTGTCTATACTGTCTAACTAAATAATCTTTTACTTCATCACGACGAGTATCTTGAATGTCCGTATCAATATCAGGAAAGTCGTTACGTTCTGGATTAATAAAACGGAAAAACAAAAGACCATGTTCTATTGGATCAATTGTTGTAATACCAAGTAAATAACAAACTAAAGAACCAGCAGATGATCCACGACCTGGACCAACTAAAACACCTTCTTTTTTAGCCCAATTAATCATATTGCTTACTACAAGAAAATATGGTGCAAATTTTTTATTACGAATAATTTCTAACTCTTCGTCAAGTCTTTGTTCATAAATATCATTTCCAAGCCAGTTGTCGGTAAGCCGATATTTTTCAAGTCCTGCAAACGCTAAGTTTGCTAACTCTTGATCTGGGTTTTTATATTGAACTGGTAAAAGATTTAGCCCATCTTTAATGTCATAGTCTTCTACTGTATCTGCTAAAAGTGTTGTGTTTGAGTATATGTCTGGTCGATCAATACCCTGCAGTTCCATTGCTGCCTTAATTTCTTCATAAGATAATAGATGGATATCAAATTTATTAAATGTTATTTGGCGGTCTTCTCCGTATAAATAGTCAAGTCTTTCCATCATATCTGTTTTCTTTTTAGACTTTTCGTATGTTGCTTCTTTGTTTATTTTTTCATGTGTATTTAAAATTAACTTAAATTCTTGTATTTCTTTTTGCAATGTATCTGAATGATGACAGTCTGGTGTAACAACAACCTTTATATCAAACTCATCAGCAAGTTCAATAAGATATTTATTTATTTCTGGTGTGTTGTGTGGCATAACCTCAATATAGTAATCGCTACCAAAGTTATCTTTAAACCAGTTAATGTTCTTTTTAGCAATTGCAAACTCTTGCTCTTCTAGTGCTTTAACAATAACGCTACTAGGACAAGCAGAGGTTACAATAATTCCTTCTTTATACTTTTTAAGAATCTCAAAGTCAAACCTTGGTTTCTTAAAAAACCCATCTGTCCATGCAATTTCACTAATCTTGTTAAGGTTTTCCAAACCTTTTTGGTTCTTGGCTAGAAGGACAATGTGGTTATAGACAAGATCTTGTTGACCTTCTCTTTCAGACTTATCTCTTTTATCAGATATATCTGCACACATGTATCCTTCTAAACCAAGGATTGGCTTAATACCCTTTTCTTTTGCAGCACGATACAACTCTCTGTGACCAGAAAGTGTACCGTGATCTGTAATTGCAAGAGCGTTCATACCCAACTTGCTAGCACGGTCTACATACTCTTGTGGAGTTGCTATGCCGTCAAATAGGGAGTAGTGAGTATGAACATGTAAGCCTACATAGTTCATCTATTACCAGTCTACGTTGGTAGCAGATGAAGTTGTTGGACCGTCAAAGCCTAAGTAGAATGCTTCTTGTTCAGCATAAGGAATTTTCTTTAATGCTAACTCAAGAGGATAAGGCTTAAATGCTGACCAGTCAAATGGCTCTGTATCTGGTGCACCTGGAATGGTTGTGTAACTTGTTTCAGTACCCTGACCATTTCGCTTTACTTTCCAGACTACGTTTGAGATGCTACCTGTTTCAAGTGCATACTCACGAATTGTATTAAATGCTGATTGCTTGCTAACACCCATTGACCAAATAGCCACATACGGTGCTTCAATGCCATCGTCGACTAAAACATTGCAATAGAAACGAAGACGTGCTCTCCAGCCAGCCTTTACATCTTTACGATGCATTTCTTCTGCCCAGTCACGACCTTCTGATTCCATTGTGTCTACAGCCTTGCGCTTGTAGTCTTTTGGATTTGTATGTTCCTTAACGACTAGAGCAAGACCACGGTCTGCATTATAATTTGCAGAGTCTTCATCTAATTCTTCAATGAAACGGATTTTTACTGCTTGTCCATCGGCAATTTTTAACCATCTTACCTTTGGAGAGTTTTCATCATATTTTGGTTTTTCGAGCAGGGCATTTATATTTTTTAGTCCCTTTACTACGCTCATATATTCTCCTTCGTTTGTTATATTAGTTTAACATAGTTGATATAGATTTGTCAAATTGAAACTCTATGCTTCGAATTGCCTCATCATCCATATCGCCTATATCTTTATATTTTTTATCTATGTTTATTACGGTCACTAATGAGCCAAGTTTTTCAATTAACTTATCTCTCATTATTGAACCAGCCTCGTCATTGTCTGCAACAAGAACAACATTGTTGAAGTATTTTGCTAACAGTTTGATCTGTGATGCAGATACGTTAGCCCCCAGAGTTGCCACTGCTGGGAATCCTACTTGGTCTAGCCTTATAGCATCAAAAGATGATTCAACTACATACACAATACTAGATGCTTTAATTCTGTGTAAGTTAAACAATATTTTACCTTTTGGAAGTCCTGGAGTATTTTTAAACTCTTTACCTTCTACAGATCGACCAACAAAGCCAAGTGTTAATCCATCTGGAGAGTGAACTGGTATAGTCAACATATCTTGTTTTTCTGAATAACCAAGTCCAAACTTTTTAACTGAATCTTCTGTTATGTATCTTCCAGCATAATATCTCATTGCTCTTGGAGACTCTAGAGCCTGATTATTTAATCTTTTAATTAACACCTCGTCATACTGAACAAAATCTGGTGGAGCATACATTGCTTTATTAATTACACTCTCAATATTAGTTTCTGTTTGTTTGCTTTTTATATATCTTGCCGCTTCAAAATAAGTTCTACCAGTTACAAACATTACAAACTCTTCAAGATTTTTAGTTGTTTGACATCCAAAACAAAAGAATAGTCCACTATCTTTTGCAATTTCAGCAGCAGGAGTTCTAGTGTTATTATGATATGGACAATAGATTATGTAATCATTGCCAAACTCTGCTTCGACATCAATACCTGCACCACTAAGCACTCTTTGTATTTGTTCTTTACTATAAATGTTATTTACCATCTTCGTAATCCTTATATCTGTAATAACCTTTGTCAAAATCTACTTGTACTAAAAAGTCTCCCATAAAACCGTTACGATTTTTTCTAAATACACATTCAATAATATCACTATTTGTAGCACGACCTAATGCCATAACCCAGTCAGCATCGTAAGCAATTTGTCTAGACCATGCAGTCTGACCAAGTGTTGGTGCGCTGCTTAAATCTTTTACATCGTCAGGAGTAGCAGAAGAAATAGCAATAATTGGAACCTCTTCTGATATAGCCATTAACTTTAATTCACGAGAAAGGTTTTTCATTCTAACTGTTTCATTCTCAGATTTTTGATTTGGAGACATAAGTTGTAAATAGTCTACAATTATAAAGTCTGGTTTATACTGATCAATTTTTCCACGAATAACAGATGGGTTTACTTCTCCACCACTATCATTAGAGATAATATGAAACTCTGGTTTGCCTTCTATTTTATTTTTATGCCAATTCTTTAACATATCAATTTCAACTTCACCATTGCTAAGTTTGCGATGAGACCAAAGACCTTCACCCATAATAGCAAACACACGATTACGAACTTCTGTCTCAGACATTTCTAAAGAAATAACTAATGGAGACTTACCTTGTTTCCATGCCTGAACTGCAAAGTAAAGTGCTAGCCATGATTTACCAATTCCAGGATAAGCCAAAAAGACACCTAGTTGTCCTGGCATAATTCCAGAAGGTAGGTAGTTATCAAATCCTGGTAAACCTGTTTTAATTCCAATTTGACCAGTCTCTTTTTGTTCTTTAATCTTTTCAAAATATGCAACGGCAGACTCTAGGTCTGTTGCATCAATATCACGTATGGCAGATGTATTCTTTTTTAGTTCAGATGTTTTTGTAATAAGACCATTAAGGGCTTCTGTGCCATTACCAGTTTGAACTTCTCCTGCTGCAGATCTTAAAATATCTTTTAGGCTATCGTTTAAGTATTCAGTCTGTAACTCTTCAAGATGGTGTTTAGTTGCACCAACATTCTCTACTGGCTGGAAGTCTCTAAACTTTTCTACAACCAAAGAGGTTGGAGGAACTACACTATTATTTTCAAAATACAACCTTATAAAATTCCAAACATCATTATGAGTCCTAAGAAGGTTTTCAACATTAGCCTGTAGAAGTACGTGCATTTGTTTGTCTTGTAATAATGCTGAGATAACTCTTGCTTCTGTATTATTCACTGAGCCACCTCCTTGCTAATTTTCTTCGCTCTATTCGTTCTAATGTATCTTTTTCAAAATCTAGTTTACCGTTAATAATCTTTTCTGCATTATATGCAAAATAGTTCCAATTTGGTTCTTGTGCAATACTAAAATAATATTCTAGCAAATCATAACAAGCAGAAATACCATAGGACTCTACTAAGGCATCAGCAGACCATTGCTCTACATTTAAATTTAAAGATGGCTTTTGCTCATACTTTGCTGTATGTAACTTACTGTACCTACTAAGCAAAGCCATGCGGTCTTTGCGTTCAGCCATTAGTCTTTGCTATCAGCCTCTAATTGTGCTTCTTGAATTTTTTCAGTTAGTTTGTCTTCAACAAACTTATAGACTCTATCAAAAGCCTGATCTGAGTTTTCACCATCACGCTTAGAATCAACAACCCCTAGATCAATTCTTAAAGACTGAAAATTGCCCAGATTAAGTGTATATCCTAGAGTTACTGATACTTTTGTATTATTGTTTTCCATACCCCACCTTTTCTCTATTTTAAATGTTTTCAGACCAGATTGGAATATACCTTCCGTCATCTGTCTTTGTATATGTAAGTATACCTTTTCCCATTCGTCGTGTCAACTCTTGGTTCGTAGGCGTCATATTATTTGTTATTAGTCCATCTTTTCTTGGTTGCCCCATATGTATAGATGCCAGTATATCACGAATCACCTTCACTGCGCTTTCTGAATAGTATGATCTTATTTGCCATCCAGTTCTTCCATTAATGGTAGATCCTACTGGTGGCGGAATAACTCCTTTTTTAATTAATGTTGGCATATATTTTCTATGACGATTAATTAATCTAGCAGTCTCAGCAACCGTATACGCTTTTTCTCTATTTTTTCTAAAATCAGTTCTTAAGCAAGTCTCAACCCTATCTTTATTAATGTTATATACAGACACTAAACCAGTAGATCTTGAACTATGGTAAAGCCTTACAAGGTCTCCATTAAGAAACCAAATTTTTTTACTTCCTTTTACTATAGACTCGTTATTGTAAGTTTGGCTCTCGATAATTCCTTTGCCAGTAACCATCTGCCCTCTCCGCTTTCAGTTGGTGGATGATAAAACCTTCTTGATCCACACCGAATACAATACGTTTCCATATGCTGTACGCTTGTATATTGTCTGTCAATAAACAAACGACCAGAACACTTACTACAAAAAATCATACAAAAGTTACTTTTAGTTTGGAAGTCCGACAGCAATTAAGTTTACAGCCAAAGACAAGTTGCCAGAAGCATTAAACCTAACAAAGCCATCAACCTTAGAGGTTGTTATGTCTCGTAAAACAACTGTAACGTTTTGTCCTGCTGCTTCGCCAGTAATATTTTTTGCTGTTGCCGTAACTATTGGAGGAAATTTAAATTCACTTTGAAACGAATAAGTAAAAGCCTTTTCATTGCCTGCGCTAACTGTGCTATTTGAAAAAATTGGAATATAGGCTCCTATTATTTTTGCATTTGATGTTTTTATTGTTTCTTTACTTGACGATCCGTTATCAATAGTTGTAAAGTTATAAGTTGCAGAAGAGACCTGTGTAGACAAATCGTTTACTGCTTTTGCTAACTCATAGATATAAGTAACATCTAGTGGTTGCCCACGCTCTGGTAATGGTATTTTTGACATTTATCCTCCTGTTTAATTATACCAAAGAAACTATACTTGATTCAAATATAGTTAATTCAGCATTTCTTGTCTTGTTAATTCCTTCAACCTGGACTGCAACCCTAACATTTATTGTAGCAGAATCTTTTTTAACAAATCCATATGTGTGTATTGGCGATGTTCCGTGATACTCATAGGTTCCGTTGTCAAATTTTACAAAAATATCATATTTGGGTCTAGTATTCTCATCACCCCAGACTGCAATTAAACTATTTCCGTTTCTCGAAAGATTTCCGCTTACAGGCTCAATGGTATTTGCAACTGCTGTAAATATTGAAGAATAATGAGAAGTTCTGTTTTTATCATCAGACACAATCCTGTATCTTAAAACATACTCATTGTCGTCATTTACTGGTGGCAATTGACTCCTTGGAATAACTAATTTTTTAATCCCTGCATCAGCCATTACGACACACCAACAGAAAATCTAAATTCAACATAGTTGCTAGTATTGGGAGACTTTATAACGGTTTCTTGATTTTCATTTTTTACAATAGAATACCCCGTTAGTCCATAAAGTGGATTAACTGTTTGAGTATTTTCTAATCTTAAAGCATCTAATGCAATATAATAGTTATTAGAAGGAACATTAAACTCTCCACTTTCATCTGTAATAACACAAGCATAAATTTTTATTACAGTTGCTATTTCCCAACTAAAATTTTCTGTTTTGTATAAATCTTGTAATTTTTTTGATATTACAAAATATCTATTTTCTTCAAAGTCTGCAAGTGTATTGTACTCTCCTTCTGAATCTGCCAAATTTCCAGAACTTCCCTGGTTTAGTTCTGCTTCAAACCTTGCATACTGTGCTCCGTCAGGAGAAGAAAACTCAACAAGAATTCTAACTGTTTCAGGTATTGAGGCTGAATTTCCATCTCTGTTTACTAAAGAAAACGCTAATTTTAATTCATCGTTTGGAGAGTTTCTTGATAGATCAATGTTGGCTCCTGTTAATCTTATATGATTTGATTCTGATTCAATTACAAAGTGATCAAGGGTTTCATCGCTTTCAGAACTAAGAGTTAAGTTTGCTTGATCGCCCCTAATTAAAATTACGTTATTTAAAAACCTACACCTTTCATACCTATTTGCACGAGATGGATTAAAGAAAATAGTGTTATCGGCATTTGTTTTAAATACTACACCGTTATTATCAAGAATTATATTGCCAGCGCCACCATCAAGCGCTTCAGGCTTTGATAGAATTTCTGTCGTTGCAGCGCTAGTAGCATACTGCCAACCTTCTGTTGTTGTAAATGCAAAAATTGTTTTACTATCGTAAACTCCAGCAGAAGGATTTGATCCAGCAGAGTATAAACCTATTTCTGATATTTCATATCTTTCTTCTGTTGGTAATTCTGCAGTAAATACAATTTTGTCAACACCGTTTTCGTTTACAAATCCTCTAGAAGAGATTGGCACTCTAAACATTTCAAATTCTAAATTCTTTTTTAAAGAAAAATCTGCAGAAGTATCGTTAGTATCTAGTGGTGTTGGTCCACATCCAATTGCAATATATGACGCATATGCTGGAGCCTGGCCAAGCAAATATTTGCCAATAATATTTTTCCCAATACTGGTTATCATGATTCATTCCCATCAAATTGCACAATATATATTGTACCACTTGTGCTTAGTTCAACCTCAATTTGCTCATCATTGTTTAAACCTATTGCCTCTATAATTAGATCGCCTTGCCCATCAACGTAAACATTTGCATCATTTAATCCATTGCCCTTATTTGGAGTTTTTTCATTAAAATTAATAGAAAATCCAGAAAAGTATTGATCTGATGTTTTTTGTAAACCAAGAATGTTATTAGGATTGTACTGTTGCTGTAAGGACTTGATGTTTTTTATTGGTTCATAAGATATGTCTTGTCCATTAATTGTGTCATTTCTTGATATGCTTACTAATTCTTGAGCAGAAAGGTCTTCAAAATATAACGTCGCCATTTCGTTTATTAATTGATCATTATCTTCAAACAATATAATATCTGGTGTTGCTGCTTTTATATGATTAACATTTGATGTTGACAGTATTTGATTTAAGGTTGCGGGAGTTTGTGGTGTTGCAGATAAACTAATTGACATTTTTATACCTCACTTAAATAAATAGTCATATCTGGACCATCTATATTTCTTGAATACTCTATATTATATACTACAAACCTATCATTTTCTGTAGCAACTAAATCTAAATCATTAGAATCTTTATAATTAATTGTTACAATATCTCCTAGTTGTATTGTTGGTGTAGCAAATATTTTTACACCTATTGATTTTTTAGGAGTCATAATTTTATTAATAATCCATCCCATTAGGGCTTCTGCATCATCTTCTGTTTGAATATAGTCAGTGCTTATAGAAAATTCATTTTTGCCATAAATCAACCTACTTAATTTAATTTCATCATATTTGTTTTTTTGAACTAATGGAGAATAAGTTAAGGTATTTCCTTTAAATGGTGGGTCTGAAAGATTTCCTTTTTTCTTAAAATATTCATCTACTGTTAGTTCGTGAGTTGTGTTTTGTGTAAAAGCAATACCCTGAATTCTTAACCAATTTCCCGCTGTTTCATCTAACACTAAAAAATTATCTGTTGAATTAAATATTAAAAATTCAGCACCATACGAGTCTGAGTAAAAACCAGAAACTGTGTATGCAAGGTTTTTATTGATTGGTGGAGCCAACTTAGAGTATAGGGCTGGATATGCTTTATCATACCTAATATTAAAATAGGCGCACTCACGCATTATAGATCCAAACTCTTCAAAATATATGTTATATTTGGGTGGCTGTTGTGCACTTATTCCAGAGAGGTGAGTTGATTGAACAACTCCACTCATTGCATACTTTCTAAATGATTCATTAGTGCCAACCTCTTTATTTTTAAATGCAGAGGATAATGTTTCTGTTACGGAAGAGTCAAAACCTTCAGCATAGTTTCCAGATAAAGCATAAACATGTTCAAACATGCATCTTGAAGATCCACGAGAAAATAATGCCATATTATTGTATATTGGAAGTGGGTCGGTATCGTCAACAACTTGAATTAACTGATTATTAATATATAGAAAAAACCTTCTTGTATTACCAATATCTTGATATTCTACCGTTAGATCATATACCGTTGTGTCTTCTTCTGCTGATACTCTTTGATACCCTGCAAAAGTTCCACTGTCAACATTTATTTGAGTAAGTCCGCCATACAACTTAATTGGAATTGCCTTGTCTGATGCGGTTTCTTTTTTAATTTTATAGAATACAACATTGTTAATAGAGATGTTTGACTGACCGCTTTGATTTAAATTTAAATACGATTCAACATTATTTGCTGTTAATGCAATAATTTCAAAATAATAGCCATTGTTTGTTTCGGGATTAACCAAAATACCAATGCCTCCAGACCCTCCACCAATGTTTGGATCTTGAGTTGGCACTGTGCTGCCAGTCTGATAGTATGTCATAGTGCCAAATGGCGTTTGACCCCTTATCTCATTATTTTCTATTTTTCCAACAACTCTAATCCTAGTTCCAAATGTTTTAAAGGCACTGTCTAATTTTTTATAAACATAAGAAACAAAATTAATAGGGTTTTCTGTGGGTTTAAATGATGGTCCATTAATAATTAAAGCAGAAGCCTGAACAACTCCAGCCCGAGTTGATGATAATTGGTTTACTTCTGTTTCTGTTAAAAAATTTGTAACATTTGAATTTTTAATAATTCCATTTCTAGATGCTTGTTTTGCTAAGTCATTACTAATTCCTGCAGCACCTATAGATGTTGCGGGTATTGTAGGATTAATTTCTGTTGTAAATAAATATTGAGATTGCATTTCTATTCCACGAACATTGTTTTTATCAGACCAATAGGGATTTATTCCTGCAAAATGAGAAGTTACTTGAGTTCCAAACTGACCACGACCGTGTTCATAAACTTCTCCTGCCTGCAACCTTGTTATAGAACCAATTGACTCGTAATATGGTGTTGAAAAAATACGAATAAGACCAGTTCGATATATTTTTCCGTTAAAAGGAAGGGCTGCAAAATATTTTTGATACTCTTGGTTATTAGAAATGTATACGTTTCCAACTCCAGTAATACTGTATTGTACGGCATCATACCTTATAATTTCTCCGTTTGAATAAAAATATCCCTGATTTCTTGACAAATAATATACGTTTTCTCCAATGTCAATTGTATTATTAATAATTGAATTACCAAAAACAGTTGGTAATTCGTTAGATAAATCTGAGTTTAATGGCATTGCTGCTAAAATATAGTTTCCATTTTCACTTATTTTTTCATTTATTGTTTTTAACGGCTCGACGTTAGCAACTTCCCAAAGCAAGGTTGGTTTATAAATCCAAGTTTTTTCTTCTTCAAGAACGTTTGCTTGGTTAACAGATCCATAAGATCTTTGAATATACCTTGTTGTATAATTTATTTTGCCATCATTAAATATTGTTTTATCTTCAGCAGTTATTGCAATAATGTTTGGGATATTTGATGTTGTTTGATTTTCAATAATGCCAGAAACTGACTGATTATTGTTTCCAAGCAACTGGATATCTGCACTTCTTTGAAGTTCTGTTGGCATTAAGTAGTCTTTGCTCATTACAATAAAATTGTTATATTCATCAAAAAACATTGATGTTTGTGTTGCTACTGCAAGTTGATTTAAAACTTCAGCAACATTCTGATCTGGTGCTATAAATAAATAAGGAATTATGGGGTCTTGCTCGTTGTCAACTCTTTTAAAAGAATAATTAGCAAATCCAATATAATCTAGCAATAAACAAATAGCATAACTAAGTGATACATTTGTAACAAGCATTCTTGGTGCTGGCATAGACTCTAAAAAGAAATAAAAATCTCTTAACTCTAAAGATAAAATACCTCCAGTTACATCAGACTGGGGCATGCCCTCTGAGTACAAGGTTTTTATAGGTACGCAATAGTCATAGTTTTCTACATTAAGAATTTTTTCATAAAAAGTAAACTTAATATTTTTTCTTAAATAGTTGCTAATAATACTATTTGTGTTAATTGGATTAAACGCTTGCTCTGCATCAAAAATAGAAATAGATCCAGTAGATGCTAAAAGTTGTCCAACTGGCAAAGCGGTGTTTCCAAGATCTGAAAGAGATTTTTTTATGTTGTAACTTATAACTTCATCAGAAATATCAACAACTAGTCTTGGAGACATTTCAATTAAATCAAAGGTTGAATCTTTTTTATTCATTATTTCTGCAACAATTCTAATACCACGAATGTATGCAAACTCCCTGTATCTAGACTCTCCACTTGTTGGATCTACAAAAAATCCTGGCGATACAAGATCTTTTACAAAATTAGTTTTTGGATTTATGGACTCAGATCCAATTGTCCATCCGTAGGTAGGAGTAAATGTTTCATAGGCCTGACTTGTACTATTCCAGACATGATATGTTCCTATACTGTTGCTTGTTTCTAAAACAAGATAAGCGTAGCCGTTTATTGAAGATTCAGGAAGCAAGGTAGTTGAAGAATACGTCTCTGCAAAAACAAAAGTATCGGCATACTCACTTGGAATTATTAACCCATACTCTAGTTCTACATATCCGTCTGATCCAATTATAGGGCTACCGTCTGACCTTGTAGAGTTTTCATTAAATGAATATGCATCTACCCAATTATTATTTTTTAAATATTGAACTTTCCATCTTTTAGGAGTAGTCTTGTTTAATTCTCCAAAAAAAGGATCTGCATTTACTGAAGAAAAATTAATAAAATCTTGTAAGTCTACATTGCCAATGTTTGTTTGCATTTTAATTACAATTCTATTTGTTGGTACTTGCTCTTTATAGACCACAAACGGCACAGCATCATCAATGTAATAAGAACCATTTAAAATATTTTTTGCAATACCACGTTCTACATTGTTTTCTTTTCTGTAAGAGTTCCAATATTTAAATTCATCATACCTAGAGGACATGTAGTATCTGGGTCTTTGTGCCATAAACACTCCAGAGTTTGAAAGATATTGATTGCTTCTATCAAAAAACAAAGGCTTGTTAATTCCAGACCTTGGTCTAAATGGTTTTAAACAATCTTCTAATGAGTACAATAGTTTTCTTTTTTGCTCTATTGATGTAAATAGTTGTGGAAGGTTTTGATCATCTACCCCACCATTTATAGATATTTCAGAATCTGTAGCATCTGTGTAGTAATCTCCAGCATCTAGTGAGTCAAAAGATGACGGTAGTGTTTGAAATTTAATCTCATCCCCAGTAGGTCTATATCTATAGTTTCCAACATGAAAAATATTATCTGGCATGTTCATGTTCCATTCAGCAAGAACTAAAGATCTTGTTTGAATTGTTGGAGATGTTTCAAAATGAGTTTTTAATTCTTGACTTACAAACAATTTAAACCTCTTCCAGAGATACCGAAATATTCCAAAGGTCGTGATTTGTTCCGCCACGTTTGACAACGCTGTAGTTAAAATCAGAAAAATAAACTTCTACAATTTGATTGTATTTACCTAGGTGTCCAAAAGATGCATCTGTGGTTTCTCCATCAACTGGAAAATTAGTATATTTATCATATGCTAAATACATCCAAAAAGGACCTTGATGATTTTCATACCAATCTAAAACCTCAACCCCTCCTGCACCACCATCTGCAGTAAACTCTGAACTTGTTCCTTTATTAGGAGATAGTCCAGTTGAAGCAAAATCTGCTTTGTCAGAATATGCACGGGATGGCAAATTATTCCAAGATACACTCATAGTAAGTTTATCTGCAATATGATAAGACCTCATCCTACCATTGATAGTTCTTTCTCGTTTTTCAATTCTTTCTGAGTTAAAGGACATGTCTTCTCTGTTGTGATCTGATAATATTAAAAATTGATTAATACCGCCTGTGGTAAGGCTTGAATTAGCCCCTATTTCTTGTCCAGTTGGCACGTAAAGGCCATTACTCAGGGTTCCCGCATTCTCTGACCATAGAATTGATTGTGGTCTTTGATACCTCTTTCTACCCGAAATATACGCTGAGGTTGCCATTATTTTTGCCCCTTAATTCTTTGATTGTCTATTCGTCTAATTTGTGTCATAACGGTCTTTGCAATATCGTCGGGACTTGAATCAGATTTAACATTAACATTTAGACTATAATTATACACTGAAGACCCTCCGTATGAGCCATCATTTATTTTATTAAGATTATTTACTCCAAATGAATCAACGGCATTTCTACGAACAACAAACTCTCCAGGAGTAAGCATTGCTGGAATTGTATCAGTACCCCTTGAGTATCCTCCAGAAACATAGTATTTAGGAATTATACCGCCCATTGCTCTTGCACGATAAGAAACCGTTGGTGTTGCTGCAGCAGAAAATGACGACAAAGGATTGTAAGAAGTTTTTGTAGGTGGGATTATTGTATATCCACCACCTCTTGGACCAGATGCGCTTGCTGTTGATGCTGGCTTTGGCACTATTGTTGGCATAACTGGTGTTGGTCCATAAAGACCACCAGACAACCCCTGATTGTATGCAGTGTTTGTGTTGGTAGGAGGTTTTGATATAGGAGTTTTTTGCAAATCTTTCATAATGTTTGTTAAGTCTGCAAGTTGTGCTCTGCTTTCTGCAAGAGAGTCGTTATTTTCTTTTGTTATTCTTGCTACTTTTTCTGCATCTGTTTCTGCTGCTGGATTAGCAAATGTTAAAAGTGATGCAGCGCCTAACTCTTTGCTTGTAATTCCATCCCACAACGCTTTCATTCTTTTAAGCGTGTCTTCGTGACCACGTAAAACTGCTTGATACTCTACACCCCGAACTCTTGCACCGTCTACCCCTAAAGCCACAGCCTCCCACTTTGCTCGTTGTGCCTCAATTGCATCAAGTTCTGCTTGAAGTTTAGCCTGTAATGGTAATATTGATAATTTGTTTATATTATAATTTGCATCTTGTAATCTTAAAATTTCAGCAGAAACTTTAAGTGAGTCTTGATCAAGTGCATAAACTTTTTCAGAAATTGTATAAAGTTTTTCTTCAATTTGTACTCTTGTTAACCCGTTAGTGTTTGTTAGTTTGCCAATTTCTTTTTCTCTTGCAACTTGTAATAAGTTTGAATTTCTTTCTTTTGCTTTTCTTGCTTCTTCTGCTCTTTGTTGTTGTATTGCCTTTGCTGCAGCAGAAAGGTCTCCTCTTGTTAATGCATCGGCAATTGTAATTCTTGATGACTCCTTAGCAGCAATATCATCAGTAATATCTGATATTTGTTGAAGGGCCTTTTCTTGTGCATCATATTTTTTATTGATTGACTCTGCAGCCTTATCAATTAATGACAGGTCATGATTTAAGATTGTTGACTGTGCATTAAGCAGTGCTATTGGTCTATCGTAATTTTCTTCCATTAGTCGTTGTTGTATATCAATTAATTTTTCATTAGCATCAATTAATTTATTTGCAGCATCAATTTGTGGCTGATAAATATTTCTTGCTTCTCTTTCAATAACATCAAAATATTCCATTGCCATGCTTACTTCTTTTTTTATCCGTTCTGCAGGATTTATTATATCTTGTGTTCTTGTTTGATTTCTTTTAAGTTCTCTTAGTGTAGCAATCATTCTATCAATTTCTTCTTTTGTTTTACCACTTGCAAAAGCAAGGGCAATTTGCTCATTTGTAACAATTTCTAATGCCTCTGCAGCAGACAGTCCAGCAGCCTTTAAATTTGTGAATGTTGCACTCTGTGCTCTTAGTACTTGAGTCTGACTTCTAGCATTGTCTTCAAACTCTCCAAGAGTTGCCTCATTTAGTGCCTTTGCTAATTTTTTTCCATCTGCAGTTATTTTAACAATACCGTTTTTAATTGTTATAAATTTCTTTTGAATTGCTGGATCTAAATCAGATATAAAATCAATAAGTTCTTGGTTTATCCCTTGCGCTCTAAGTTGTTGATTAATTCCTTTAAATATTTTAATGTCTCCGCCTGAAGAATTCATTACTCTTCTTAGTTCGTCAATTCCGCCACGGGCATTGACTGATGCATCCCTTACTAACTTTAATCTTTTAAGTAGTTCATCTAAAGTTGTATCTCTTTCTCCTGAGCCAGGAGTTGCCCCCTTATTTGTTCCTTTTTCTATTGCTGCGTTAAAACCTTTTGCTAAGTATGCTGCTATAGCATCTTGTTCTGACATACCTTTAAATTCAGCAAGTGCTGCTGCTCTAATTTGTGGATCTACTTTTCCAACTAAATAATTAACAAGCAATGTTTTATTTATAAGTGGTTTACCTTCAGATAATTTATCAAAATTAGTTAAGGCATCTGCAAATAATGTTGGATTTTCACCAGCAAGTTTTTGAACAACTGTTTTATCTATTTTATCTGGCAGTATTGAAATTTTTGATAATGCATCATTTGCAACTGTTAATTGTTTTACTCCATTAGTAGTAAGGTCTAGTTGAACTCCATACTTTTGTTGAAATTTTGCAAGAATATCTAATGCGGTCATGTCTTTATCAAAGGCAACTTCGTTAGTGTTTATATAATTAAGCATTAAGTCAATTGTTTTTGCATTTGTACCAGTCTGCGTTATTAACTCAAGAAGTGTGCTTGCCCCTGCAAAACCTTCTTTTCCTACAACCGTATTTATTTTTGCTTGAATTTCTGGAACTTGTTTGGATGCATCTAAAAGAGCAATTACCGCATTTGGACTTAACTCTCCAGAAGCAAAACCAATCTGTATGACCTTTTTAAAATCTGTATTTGCAAGATCATTTAATTCATCTTTAGCAATATCTTTAAACACTTTAATGGCATCTGAAGCATTTTTGTATAAATTATCGATAGATGTTCCAATTGCTTTGTCAAAATTTTCTGTAGATATTTGACCTGATAATTTAATAACATCGTTTATCGTTTGTTGATTTGCATTATTTAAACTATCTAAACCAATTTTTCTTTGATCTTCAATATCTTTAATTTCTTTTTCAGTTTTTGCATTTTTAAGTTTTAAATCATATTGTTGATTTAATGCATCTACAAGTTGTTGATTTTGAACAATTGCTTCAAGTCCTAGTTGAATGCTTGCAGCATCAAGTTTTGCATTTGCTTGCTGAACTTTATTTAAATCAAATGCTGATTTAGTTAATAATGCAATTGATGCGGCTAAAGCAATTGGGGCGCCAAGACCTCCAGTTCCAGCCGTAACTGCGCCTGCTCCTAAAAGAATACCAGCAATTCCCTGTGCAGCGGTTCCAGCACTTACTTGTTTTCTATTGTTTTGTGCCTGATCAAATGCTGTTTGTAAGTTTGTTGCAGAATCTTTTTTAATTGCTAATGCAATTTGAAGTGGATCTTTAGTTAAATTTTCGCCATTTATACCAAATAAAGATACAAGTTCTCCACTAATCATTAATGGTATTTCATAACTGCCTAGTTTTTCTCCTAATGCTGAAGCAATACTCTTTGCTTGTTCTGTTGTAACTACTCCCTGCAATATTGCAGTTGATAATTGATTTGCCATATTTGTTGCAATTTCTTTATCTGTTTTTCCTGCTTTTCCTTGAGTAGCAATATCTGCAATTAAACTTTTTCCAAATTCACTTTCTAAAACATTTTGTCCAAATTTTCTTTGTTGGTCAACAGTTCCAGAAATAAGGTTTTGTCTTTTTCGATCTGCAGACTCTTTTGATGAAACTGTTCCAGTAATTTTTGATAACTCAATTAATTTAGTGTTGGTCATTGACATAGCCTTAGCAAGATTTATGCCTTCTTGTCTAGCCTTTTCCATATCTTTATTAAACTTATAAATTACTGCGGTAATAGAAACTAGCCCTGCAACAAATAATCCAAGTGGATTAGTAAGCATAGGGGCAATACTTGCAAGAGCAGAGACACCCATCATCGCCATACCCACGCTATTGTTACCAGTCATGAATCCTGCCATTGCTCCAATACCCGCAATTCCAGCAACAGGGCCAGCAACCGATCCAACTCTTTGTGCTCTTTGTGCTCTTACTTCACGTTTTTGTTCTTTTAATTGTTGTTTGGTTAATGGGGCTGCCTGTGTAGCAAGTTTGTTTTTGTCTTCAATTGTTTTTAATTCTTGTTTTAATGCAACAAGTCTTCTTTGCTCTACCTTTTCAATTTGACGCCTTAATGATTTTTGTTCAGAACGGAATTGTTTCTCTATTGCTGAAATAGCCATTCCTGGTGATGTTCTAGCATCAATTTTTGGAGCATCTGATAGCCCTGCAACTTTTGGTGTTGGTCCAAATTTTCCAAATTTACGAACACTTGCTACTTGTGCTGGATTAAGATTTGTAACTCTGTTGTCAAGAGATGGATTTTTAGTTGGCGTTCTGCTACTTCTTGGTTCTGTGTTTTGAGAACTAAATTGAGTAAAGCCTTTATTATTAAGAATTCCTTCTTTGTTTTGCATAACGGCATATGTTTTTTTATTTACAAAACTTGGCTTGTCTCCAAGTTTAATAATTGATCGTGAAATTTCTTTCCAAATTTGTGGAGTTCTTACTGCCGATACACCAAGAATACCTTTTGCTTGATAAATCTTTGAAATATTTACTTTGCCTGAATTGTGTGCTTTAACTTCAAGATCTGCTATTCTTGCAAGGTGTCCTAATTGTTTTGCATTTGTTGGTTGTTTTTCTTGTTGTGCAAAAGCATAACTTTGTTTTAATTTTGAAATATCTCTATCTGTATATCCTAGTTCTTTTAATATTCTAGGATCATTAATAAGTTTTCCAACAGATTTTTTACCAGCACGGTTTAAATATTGACCAATGCCTTCATGATCAGAAATTGTAAGCCCACTTTGCCATTTAGTTTTTGGATCTAATGGTTTAAATATATGGGATTCTGATTTCTTTCCCATAAATTTGTTAATTTCATTTGTTGTCAAACCCTGTTTTCTTAGTTCTTTAGTAAGAGCAAGGTTTTCTCTATCTAAACCAAGTCCAGCAGTTTTTTGATTGTATTTTTGTCTTAATTCTCTTACTTCTCGTGGAGCACCACTTCCTGCTTTTCCAAGTCTACCAATATATCTATTAAGTGTTTCTGGAATAGTTTTTCTCGTAGACATCGTTCCATATTGGCTAGGTGCTTCTTTAAAGGCATATTTTATTTGACGGTCAAGTTGTTCTTTAGTAAAAGTAGATTGTATAATACCTTTTTTATCACTGTAAATATATTTTCCAGATTTTTCATCATAGGTAATTCTTGAAAGAAGTTCTTGGAATCCTTCTCTGTTCTTTTTGTATGCTTGTTGTGCTTCAGTATCTACTCCTAAGTTGCGGCCATACTTTAACTCTATTTCTTTTTGCAATGTTTGATTTGGTGTTCCTGAAGTTTTTCCACTTAGTGCTTGTAAAACAGAAGAGTCTTCTCTATTATATTGTGCTTGTTGTCCTGCTCTTACTCCAGCAACCATGTTTGCACCGCCACCAGTACCTGCTGTTTTTTCTCTTATTCTGTTGATTGCTTCATCTAGGTTGGTGCCTGCGGGTAAGGATCTAAACCTTCCAGCCCCAGTAGTTCCATCATCAAATGCTTGTAGTTTTCCATTGACCATTGCATCAATGATTGGCTGGAATCTTGGATCTTGTGCTACGTCAGTTGGGATTACCGCTTCTCCAGGCATTAATACTGCTGGTACGTTATCCTTATTTCCTGTTCCTGGAACATAGGTTGACCCCCTTGCAAACTTTTTAGGAGTAAACCTTCCACCTGGCATCATCATACCTGGATTTGCCATAGCAAATCTTGTTGCTGCTACGGTTGCATCAATATAGGCTTGACGTAATAATCTAACTGCCGTTGTTTCTACTGCAAATGATTGCGTTAGGCGTGTATGAGCCTGATTTAAAGATGCCGCTACTGTGGCTGCTTCTAGTTGTTCGCTATTTAAATAACTTGTTTGTTGGGCAAGAAGGTTTGTATTTGTCCCAGCCCTTAAAAATCCAGAACGCATTGTTATAAATAGTTTTATTATGTTTGCAACACCGTTGGCAAGTAAGCCAAAAGTCATTAATAGCACTGGTCCAATAACTCCAACAAGGGTTGATGCTACAACAATAAACTTCTTAGTGCCCTCACCAAGATTATCAAACTTGTCTAATAGCCTACCAACTACTTGAACAATTGGTGTAACTGCTTCTAAAAATGTTTTTCCTATCGGCGCTATAGCAACCTTAAGTTTTTCTATTGACTCTTTAAAATTAGTTCCAACAGCATCTTCTAAAACACCTAATTCTCGTTCAGATAATATTGCAAGTTCTTCAATTGAAGCCCCCGCAAGATTTAAAACCCTAGCAGCCTGAGTTCCTTCTTTTGTTACGTTTTGAAATAAAGTTGATAGTCTTGAAAATTGAAACTTACCAAATAGTTGTTCAATAGCACGAGCACGGTTTAGAGGATCAAGAGTATCTAATGCCTTAGAAAAATCAATTACTGTGTTTCTTATGTTTCCTTTATTAGTTTCAACAATTGCATTAATGTTTACCCCAAGTTTTCCAAGAAATGCTGCTGCCTTGTCTGATGGATTAATTAAAGAGGCAAGACCTGATTTAAGGGCGTTAGCACCTTCTGATGCATTAATACCACCTTCTTTCATTGCTGTTAAGAAAAATGCTAGATCTTCAACAGATCCACCAAGTTGTTTTACTACTGGTCCTGCTTTAGGAATTGCTTCTGTTAAATCTTCAATAGATACTACAGTTTGGTTTTCAACTGCGTTAAGAAAATTAATTTTACTTGCTAAATCTTCTGCTGCTACACCAAAAGCATTTGTTACTGATATTGTTGTTTCTAATGCTTGTGCTTGCTCTACTCCGCCAAGAACTGCAAGGCGAGTTGCTTGTGCTACTTGGGCTGTAAGTTCTGCCCCTGTTTTACCCATTGCTGCGGCATTAGCAGCCATTTCCATAGTTTCTGTAACTGCAACACCATATTTTGTAAATTCTTTGGCAAGTTGTTCTACATCAGCCAAAGCCTTATTGGTCTGGTCAGTTGTTGTAAACATATCTCCATAAACACGTTTAAACCTAATGGCTTGTTTTTCAAGATCCATAAATGTTTTAGCAGCGGCGGTACCAAAATAAGCAAGGGGAATTGTAAAGCCAACCATAAGTTGACGTCCTGCCCACTGTGTATTCTTACCAAAATTTAAAAGGTTAGTAGATCCCTGTTTTAATAGTTGATTTAACAATGCTTGTTTTTGTGCTGCTACTGCTAATTTTGTAGAGTAGTCTTTCATGTTTAAAGTGTTTGGAGTTATTGAAATTGCTTTCATTGCTCCAGAAGCATCACGACCCATCTTGATATACTGGGTCTGCATCTTCTTAACACGCTCTTCGGCCACCTTGCCAATTGTGTTAAATTCTTGTTTAAATAATCTGCCAAATGTTTTTGTAGATCCGCCTGCATAACGGAAATACTCACGCATAGAGAGTTTATTTGTCTCCAGTGCGTGAGTAAATGATTCTGTTGAGGTTCTTACTAACCCCATTTGTGCACGGAATTTACCCGTTGCATTTATTGAATTTAAAAGATTGGTCTGCAAGCCTTTTTGAGCGGCTGCTGCGGCAGCGCTACTTTTTGCTACAGATGAATGGAAGGTTGCTAATTGACGTTGGAGATTTTTAAGTTCTGCCAGTGCCGCCGACGTATCAATATGTACGCCAATATTAGCATTTACATCAGCCATTCATTTACACCTCTTTTATTATTTAGTTGTTTGCAAGCACTGTATTTAAAAGAGCGTTTGCATCTGCTAGTTTAACTCCAGAAGCGGCTTCAATAATTTTATAAACTGTTGGAAGGTCTAAGACCTCTTCTAGTTTACTAATATCTTTAGACAGGTCTGGATTGTACTGCTCCATAGCAATTTGTACGCACTCAATAAGAAGAGTCATTGACTTATCGTTATCTTCTGCTACCCCTGCTACCTGCTCAAACTTTTTCATAAATGGACGAAGCAGAGAAATCTTAAGTGAGCGTACCTTAATTTTTGTGCCGTCCATGAGAACAAGTTCTTCACCCTCGTGTACTGTTGTTGCCATTTGTGTATCCTCCTATATAGGCTATGTCAATTATAGCATAGGGAAGTTATTTTGTTAGATCTTCGTAATCCAAACCCATACCTATACCAAACCCTGCTTTCTGTGCATTAGGTCCTTGTAATGCTAAAATATCGTTGCCGTCAACAGTTTTTCCTTTGCTAAAAACTCTTGCTTTCATATCTTCCCATTCCCTTTGACCTTTATCTTTATTTGATTCTTTGTCTAGGTCTACCCCCTGAATTGCAGCCAAGAATTTTTTTTCTGTATAGTCTAATTCTCTAATTACCTCTAGGGTTGCCATTAACTCTGGCATTGATAAAGAAGTTTCTAACTCTTGGTAGTCTTTCCAAATACCGAGCAAAAATACCTCTGCTTCTAGTTTTGCAAGGTCTAGGGTTTCCCAGGTTTGACCACTACCAATTGCTTGATCCTTTACTGGCTCTTCTAACTTTTTATTAATCTTAATGCCAGCAGCGGCATCTAGTACTTTATATACGGTGGGCATATCTATACTGTCCTCAACATCCTTAACAGTACCTGAAATTTTAGGATAGTATTGTTTCATACAGATTCTAACACATTCTATTAATATACCAATTGCGTCATCATCATTTTTTGTGTTTTTAATATTATTAAATGTCAACATGAACTCACGAAGATATTTTATTTTTAATGGTATTATTTCTAATTCTGTCCCATCAAATAAATAGACTATATCACTTTTATATATTGTAGTTGCCATAGAATTCTATTCTATCACAAACACAACAAAAAACCCACCTCCGAAGAAGTGGGTATTTGTTTAATCTGAATTTAGATTATGATTGACCGTATGTGCGATCTACGATTTTACCGTAAGATCCTGATGTATCTTCTGGCAATAAACGGAATGATACTTCAAACATTGAAGCCTCATCACGCTTTGCTGATACAGTTACGTTTTCAATTGACAAAGCACGGTATGCTGTGTAAACTCTTTCAACATCGGCTGCAGTTGCTGGGTTTCCAGTTCCTGGGCCAACAGCAACTAATCCTCGCTCCAATGGAACTTCTCCAATGTCGCCAGCAGAAAGATTTAATGTTCTTCCTGTAGATGCTGCCTTGTTTCCTGAAATTTCGTCATCAGAATACGCTAGAGCAAGAAGCAAGTTTTCTAAAGTTGCTTCGGCAAAGGCTGTTGCAAGATTTACCTGCATACCTTGCTTAAATAGTCTAGCAACGTCAAGAACCTGATCTACCTGGACTTCACCGAAATCTGGTTGGAACTGTAATTCAAGACCGTTCATTGTATAACCTACGTTAGTGTAGTCTGCTTCATCTGTAAGTGTATCCTTAAAAGACTCACTTGCATCAAATGTTTCCAGTGTTGCTGGAGTTAAAGTTGTGTCAGCAATAAAAAGTGCTGCTGCACCAACGATAATGTTGTTCGACGTACCACGGCTATATGGCATGTATTTTACCTCTTTTCATAATAGTAGATATTAAGTTGTATGGCGTTGTTTCCTCGATACTAATTATATCACCGTTTTAAGAATATCGTTTATTTGAACCTTGCACGCTTACCGTATGATAGTCATACTCAATAACTAACTTGTTTAGCCCCAAGGTTCTAGCAGAAGCCAACTCTACGATATCCCTGCTTTCATCTGCTTGATACACCTTCAAGTTATGAAAAAATACATTTTTAGGGATTACGGCACCCGCCTCATCCTCTATATCATTATTTGCTATCCAAAAGTTTAAGGCTTGGGCTGCAACATCTTCTCGATCAAGACATTCTATTATTACCCTAGTTGTATCAAATAATTTAGAAAGATTAGGGCTATAAATAAAATATATTAACTGTTCTCTTTTATGCTTGTAAAATGGGGTAGGTCTAAATCTCATAAGTCTATCAAATATAATTACGGTAGTATCAGGATTATTTCTAATAAAAGGAATGTCATTATATATACCTTCTACACTGTCAGGTACTTGAGCGGGAAAAAATGGCTGAAATGGTTCAAGTCCAGTTGGCATTAAATCAAACTCTTGAAGTTCGCTGTGAATAAAAGCGTTAATAAATATTGGGGGAAACCCAGTTTCTTTTGATACTAAAGAGGTCATAATACTATTCTACACCAATCTTTGCATTAACAATCCATCTAAATCCAGTATCTACACCTTTTGACTTGCCTAGTCTTGCCCCAGACTTTATTTGTTTTTTAAATATTACTGGTTTTTTAATGTAGTCATATATACCGCTAGCACGTAAAAATGATTGTTTAAAATACCTTAAAATAAATTCGTCTATTGTTTTTTCAAAAGATCCTTGAGCCTGACTTCCTCCAGGATTTCTAACTGTTACAGAATTTTTAGTAAATACAGTTTCACCACCTTCATTAAAAACAAGAACTGGAGATTTTACTGGTTTAATGACAACTGGAATTCCTTCTTCCATAATCTTAGCCTTATTATAGAATGGCACATTTGATTCTTTTTTTACACTTCTTGATTGTGTAAATGTTGAATTAATGCTTAGTCCTAAATTGCTAACAGTATAATTAATGTTAAATAGTCTTGCGCTTGGACTGCCTGTTTGATACCACTCATATACGTGCTGAAGTGCTGCAGGATTTCCTCTTGCAGAAACATCTACATATTTAGCCATTGCATCTATTGTTTCAATTCCTAAGTTTTTTAAAAAAATTGTTTTACCTTTTTGAGCACCATCTAAAAAACCAAATGCATATTGGACTATGTTGTTCATTTCTTTATTAAAACTTGCTGTGTTGGTTCTAACTATCATTAGTCTTCTACTGTTTGATTTTCTGTTCTACGTAATAAAAACTTAAAATATTCTACTGATCCAAAAGGACCAGAAAATGGTTCTACTGTTGCTATCTCATAGATTGTTCCACGTCCAGACCTTGACCCTGCTGTTTCTCTATAAATAAGTTCATCGTTAGCATTACGAATATTTGTAATTAAAATGTTTGTAATAGCATTATCTGTTTTATTTGATGATACCCTAGGATCTGATTTTGTTCTTGCTATTAGTTTATTTTCATGTTGTAGAAATGCTTCTGGTTTGATTTGTTCAGTACCCGCTCCACCTACAGATGTAGCATTACATATAATTGTTCTATCATAAAACCAAGTTCTGCTTGCTTGTCCGTATTGAGTTTGATTTATTATTGGATAGTATAAATCAGCCTTCATTGGATAAAGAAAGTCTGTTGTGCAGTCTTCCATTATAATACTCCTGGACGGATGATATTCTCTTTATATTTTTCTAAAATTTTATCTACTAATATATTGCCAGTGCCTTCTATTAAGCGATCATCATATTGAATTTTATATTGATCAGTGCTAAAACTTTTAACATATCTCTTGTAATAGTCCATTTTGCCACACTTAATATCATCAATTAACATTAATGTTGCATCTTGAATATCATAAGGAACAACTTTATATCCAGTCTCTAACAACATAATGTAATCTGCTCCTTCTGGAAATGCAACTCCAGGAACGACAGTTTGAGTATGTCCACTATCTTCTGTATCAAACATGCTAATAGAATCTGAGTATCCTAATGGAATACGTGCATATCTTCGTTCTGCCCGATTTATAGAATCAACTGCCTCCATTGGATCTTTAGTAATTGCTGTTTTATCTTTAGTAATTAAAAAAGTATAGTCTAATAACTCTGGTCCGTCTGCGTTGTCTATATCATAAACTAGTTGTGCATTTTCATATACTTTTAAAATTTTGTGAGTTCTTTTCCAAAGCGGTAAATAATCATTTCCTTGTCCAACAACTTCTAAATAAGTTCTATCATAATAAAATCCACCGACAGCAGCATCAATAATTGCTCTTGCTAAATTTTCATAACCTGTATAAAGTGCTATGTCGGTTGCTGTGCCAGATACGGCTAAAGGTGTTGGATCTACGTATGGTCTCATAATTTCTAAATTATCTTGTACTACAATATCACCACGTACAATGTTTGCTCCAGAAGATCCACCATCTTCATAAATTGTTAAAGCATATGATTTATCATATTTAACAAAATCATCATCTAAAGAGTAGGTTATTTTTTTACTAGCATTAGACTCAATGGTCTCTTCAATTTCTGTTAATTCTGCAACATTTTCAATAACAATAACATAGTCAGCATTAGCATCTGGAACTGTATAGGTTACAGAAAGTGGATAGGGTGGAAGACGTAATATTTGCATTTTTATTTACCGTAATATGATGCTACCTCTTCAGGTGGTGCAATTCTTACCAACCTGTGGGTTAACCATTTTTCGGATGCCTCCTTTGAGACTATGTTGTACCCTACCTTAAGAGCACCTAGGTTATCCATGTGTAGGTTTCTTTCTGAGTATAACGCTATTTTGTTTATCATACTTTTTGCTTTATCTGCTTCTTGAACTTGTTCTTCTGTTTTTTCTGGTGGAATCCAACTAGCCAAGATTTCTAAAATTTCAAGTTTAGTGGTTGATTCAAACAACTCTATATTATTTTTTTTTGCATATGCCTTTAATGCCATTACAGTTTTAGTCGATAATTCTTCTATTGTTAAACTCATAATTCTCCTATGCTTATTTGTAATTATACCAGAATAAGAATAAGGCGGGTAGTTTTTACGCTACCCGCCCTAATATTTGATCTTTTAGATCTTAGGAATCAGCGCTATCTGAGTCAACATAAGCGACTGCATCTAGTTCTTCCCATTGGATACCAAAGCGTACAAATACTGTGTACTCAATTGTATCTTTCTTTGGCTTGTATTCACGGTTTACAGTGATGTCTCTCTGGAAACCCCATACACGGTTCTGAGGGAATGTCAAATCGACATAACCTGCAGGGTAGTAAGGAACTTCTAGAACGTCTACACCAAGTACACGGGTTGTGCGTGAGTTGCCAGTTGTCTGTGCACCACCATCAAGGAATGCTTGACGATTTGCTTCAGTACTTCCTGGACGGTTAGCAAATGCTTCTGCAACTGCATCAGCAAGTGTACCGTTGTTACGAACAATACCAGCAAAAGCATCAGTACCTGCGTAGAACTTAAGGTTTGACTTAAGTGCACGATACTTACGAGGCATTGCTAATAGCAAGCCTTGCATTACTGATGTTGAGTAGTTGTTGTCTGAAACTGTTGCAGCATATTCGTGAGCGTCGTTTCCGACTGTTCCACGAGTTTGCTTAACAAAGCCAGGCATGATGGAAAGGAAGGCATCTGCGCCTGATCCTAGACCATTAATTGCAAGGTCTTCAATATCGTTAGCGAATGCATTGGTCATTAAGCGAACTAAATGATCTTCAAGTGCTCCACCTTCAATATTGTCTTCTAGTGCTTCAGTTGATACTTCCCAATCAAGACGAATCTTTTTGGTAGTTAATTCAACCTTTGAGAATGTTGCACCAATGTTTGTGTAATCTGGTGCGCCTTGTGCGGCTGCACGGATAACACGCTCTCCAACGTTGACCTTTTCGATCTCCATTGTATTGGCACGCATTGTAACTCTACGACCATCTTTAGCGAGAACTGTTGCATCCCACACATAGTCGATGAAGCGACGTGCTTGTTCTGGTGCTAGAATACCACCTGCTGCGCCTGTTGGGTTTACTGCGTTTGCTCCAGATGTTGATCCGAATGCTGCAGTTGCAGTGTTACCAAGTTGTGATCCTACAGACGCTGCTGCAGAATCTAAACCAGTAGCACTACCTACGCCACCAGATACGAATGAGCCTTGAGAGTTAATCTCTGCGCCTGCTCCGCCTGATCCTGGGTAGTTTTTTTCTAGGTCTTTATTTTGTTCCGACATTATTTTCACCTCCTAGTGATTTTGTACTTTAGTTAAATAGGTCGGTTGATGTGAGGAAACGACCGCCCCATAGGGATTTCTGAACTTTTGAGGGTTCAAACTGCACGATCTCGCCTAGATCGCCAGACTTGCGGAAAGCGGTGTCTTGTTCTACAAGATCTACTCGCTTACCAAACTCATTAAAAACTCCCTTTACATTTTTTACTTCATCAGATACGGTCTTAACCTCACCTGATACGGTGTCAAGAGACTTACTCAATGCAACAATTTGCTCGTGAAGAGACTTAACGGTTGTTGCTAAATCGCCAAAGGCATTTGTAAGAGAATTTTTGATTTCTGTAACTGCCTCAACAATTACTTCATCAGACTTTGCTACAACAGTTTCAGTTGCAACAACTTCTCCCTCTTCTGTTTTTTCAACAGAAGAATCTGCACTACCATCGCTAGATTTAGCAAGAGCAAGTTCTTCAACTGCTGGTGCCTCCTCAGCAACTGCAACAGTTTCTTCAACTGCTACTGGCTGTGCCTCTGGAGCGACCTTTACTTCTTCAACTGCAGTGTCAACCACTGCTTCTGTTGTTTCAGTCATAGGACTAACCTCCTTTGTAATCTTAATTGTACTAATGCCTTTAGCACTATCAACTAAGAACTTTAGTGTTTCTGTATTATTTTTGTCTCCCTTTTCAATAAAGCCAATGTTTTGCATTGCCTTTCCTGATGTAGGGCTTGTTTCGTTTTCAGACTCTGACACCATAACGATTCCAGTTTCTGAATCCCAAAACACATTTTCAATTTCTGCCTTTGAAAGATATCCACTAACAACATTTTTACCATCTACCTTTTCGATAGATACAATGTTTGCAAATTGGTTTGCAGGATTATCAACCAACGACAACTCAAATAAATCATATTCTTTAATTACACGTATAGTTTTGCTTAGTTCTTCGTTGTATGCGTCGTCCCAATTTTTAATGTTACCGCCAATAGAAAAACCTTTGTATGTTCCGTCTAAAACCTTTTCCCATGCATCTTGTGCACCTTTTGAAACATATGCTGAAACATATACTCCACTATAAAACTTCTTAACTGATGGATCAAAATAACGATCTTCTTTAAATGATACAATTTTTCCAACTGCGGATGGTTGGTGCATCTCACGCAAGTTTCCTCTAAAATTTTTGAATGCTTCAACGCTTGACTCTGTTGTTACGATGTCGCCTTGCTTATCAATATTATCTAAAGTAGCAAAACCAGAAACCATACGACGCTCTATGTCTACTTTACCAATAGGCATTGATAGGCGAACGCTGTCGCCAGTAGTTTCCCAATGAGCCTTATTTATTAACATATCGTTATCTATTATACCAAATATTATTACACTTATCTCAATTATTGAGATGAGCGACCTTCACCCTGTGCATTACGACCAGAGATGGTTGTAGTAGAGTCAGAATTGTTATTTGTTCGTTCTGCATCTCTTTGACGATTTCCTGCCAAATTAGCCCTTGTATCAGTTGCCTGTCTTGCAGACATAACAAATGGCTCATCTCCATCGGCTCTTTGTGGAAGATCTAACTTTTCACGAGCCTCATTTGGAGTCATAACCTGTGTTTTTACATAACGCTCAATAATTTGAGATTGAGCAATTTCATCTGTAAGTGTTAGTTCATTAAACTTAAGTTCAAGGATATCTGTTTTTTCACGAATAATTTTATTAACAACCTTTTCAAGATGCTTTTGTGCTGGACGAGATACTTGCTCTTTAAAGGTACGATCTTGTGATAATGCCGCTGCAATTCCAGAATCTGCTCCACCAAGTTTAGAGATTGGAACCTGATGTGCAATTAGGATATCATCACGATTTTGTTTGCGATATTCTTTAAATGATCCTTCTTGAATACCGTTTTCAATTGGCTCCATCTTAAACTCAACCTTATTGTTTTCAGTATCTCCAGGAAGTGGGATATAAAGAGTTCTATGTGATTGAGATTTTAGTCCTGTTTGTAAAAATCTAAACATCTTGTCTTCACCGTCAGATGATAATTTTGCACCCTTTAAGGTTACGATGTATCTAGGAACTGCCTTGTTTTCAAAGTAGTCAATGTTGTATTGTGATGCTAATTGATCACCAATAAGTGATGGCATAGCAGCAACAATGTCTGGAATACCATAAAATGTATTTAATGGAGAGTATTCTTTATAGTGAATAATCTCATTTGGACGTGCATCATTAGTCATTGGGTTTGGATTTTTAGCACCAAAGTTTCTAAAATAAACTACTGAGTTGCCAATAATTTGAACAAAGCCATCATGTAAACGACGAACACGAACAGTGGTTGCAGGTATATGACCAACGTAGCCAATTTCACCAGTTACAGTTCTACCAATTTCAATAAACCCATTACCAGTTGCTTGAACATCTGTATAAAATTTTTCCATAGTCTTAGTAAATGAATCATCATCGTTAAGGTTTTCTAGCCAATCCTTTAACTCAAGTTTCATTCTTTCAATTCTGTTACGAGCACGATCAACTGCTGCTTGATCTTCATTCATTTCAAACCTAAGCATTGTTCTATCTGCAATATCAAAACGGTATCCAAGACCAACTACGTTTTCTACCTTAGCATCAATAGCAGCATGATTAGCAAATGATGTGTCATAGAAGTTGGCTAACTCATACATGTTATATGGTGGAGTAATTACGTCAAATAGTCCGTAACCATTTCTATATACCGTGCCAGGATTAATAGCCTTTGATCCTGCATCTACTCCAGATGGTGTAGCATTAGCAGAATCTAAATATTCATTTGTTGCAAAGTTCATTGCCTTTGTAACATTTCTTGCAGTTTTTCTACGGAAATTTTGTTCTAACCCTGTAAAATCTTTTAATGTATCCCAAGTTTTATTAAATGGGTCTTGTTGTGAAAATGGATTGTCATTTTTTTCTTGTGTGTTTAATCCAACTCTTACGTATTCTTCACTCATCATTACCATACTTATCATAGGTTTGTCGTGCTGCTACCCAAGCACCATGATCATTCATGGAAGGAATTAAGCCATTCTTCATTCTATCTAGTTGTTCAGAATGCTCTTCCTCGCTAATTCTTGTAAGTCCAGGAACAAATACTGCACTTCCTTCACCGTCATCACCGTAATGAATAGCAACTTTTTTTAATTCTGAAATTTTTGTAATATCACCACGCTCTGCTGGTATGTTTAATATGCTACCAGAGCCATCTGTAAACCATGAACCATCTGACTTTTTGTACACGTAAAGACCCCAATTGTAATCTTTTTCTATTACTTTGCGTCGGACATTGCCAACTTTTTTAAGAATATCGTTATTCATAACCATCAGTATAGCATATTATAGGGCTGAAGCGACAGTCGTTGACCAAGTTACAGCCTGATATATTTGCATTTTGTCTGAGTCTACACTTAAACCACTTTCATCATCAAATATTATTTTATTAGTGCCTAGGTATGCTCGATAGATGTCTCCTGGATTTACTCCATACAAGTTTGATGATCCTATAACCAATGTTTCATACCAAGTTTTATTTGTTTGCCAATAGGACCACGTAAAGTTAATGGCATCCTCTGTTTTTACCCTAAGCCAAGGTCTTGTAACTGTTCCCTGAATTTGTTGTAAATTATTTGCTTGATAGTATGCCACATTATTAAAGAGTACAGGGCCATTAATATTAATTGCTCCTAAAAATTCATCAAAATTAAGTGCGGTAGAAAAAAATATTCCAAGAACTCCCCACTCTTTAGAAGTAAGGATTGGCTCTCTAACCTCTAGACCATTCCAATAATATTGAAAATCATCAACTATTTGACCAGTTGAAAGACTTTTTGCAAAAACTCTTGCTCTTGATCCAGTGTCACTATCTGCTACTATGTAAAATTTAAAGGTATCTTCCTTGTAAATAATTTCAAACAATTCTGTTGGAACTGGTGGAAACTCATCTTCTGAATATCTAAGCCAAAGTTGTACTGCACTAACAAGATAATCTGAAGACAATGCCTGATTTATTGGTAAAGAAATACCACGATCTTCTAAAGAAAGAATATCTCCACGAACTTGAATTCCAGAGTCTTTTGTTAAATAAAGGTATGGCGTAGTGCCTTTATAAATAGTAAAAGGGTTTTTAGATTTATAGTCATAATAAATTCCTGAACGTTTATAGGGAAATAAGTCAACTCCAAATCTTGTTCCAACAGGATTAAACGAGTTATCATTAAATGCTTGAGAGGCAAGTTGAAGTCTATTTAATAGAATTGGTTTATTTAATATTCCCCGTACTTTAAATTCTAAATGATAAACAATTGCGAGATCATTAAAATCTACAGTTTTACTTGGATAAACTATTGCATTATTTACAACTTCAAACTTTGTTGTTTCCCAATTTTCATATTCATCTACATCAATAATGGAGTCACGTAAAACTGGTTGAGTAATGGTAAAATCACTATCTAATAAGTTAGCACCATCTTCGATATATTGAAAAGTTAAATAACATCTAACTGCAGAATCCGTGGTGTCATATTTATAAGTTTTTACAGCATTCTGATTGGCATCTTCGTAGTTATTCCATCCAGTTAGTAGTTGATTGTCAAATTGATAGTATGTTTGTTGAGTTGGTTGAAAATAATTTTGATATAAATCTGCGTAAGTCCAGGCTGAAACAGTTTCATTTTCTATTAAAGAGGTTGGTGACGGAACGCCTACGTTAAACTGTAAAAAATCTAAATCATAAAATTGATTGCCAACGTCATTGGTTACAAACTGAGCAAAATAAGAAAGCGGCAGATAGTCTTGCCAAGATCCAGAGACGCCTATATCTAAAAAGTAAGAATCATAATTTTCTATAGGTAGTAGGGTGTAACTTGATAAATGATTAAATAATGCAATAGCATTCTCTTCTTCTGTGATACCAGAAACAGACATGTCGTCAAAAATTGCTATACCATCAGAATTAAAATAATCAGATATAAGGGTTGTATTTTTTGTTGTAGCAAACCCAACAGAATACATTTTTCCTAAAAAGGTTTTGCTTAAAGAGCCATCTCCACCTATATAAACTTTAAGTGAATTTCGACTACCAAAAAACGTAGAGACATTTCCGCCAAAAGTTTCTATTAATAACTCTATATTAATACCTGCAGAAAATAATTGATGGGATTCAATAACTTCAGATGTATATATTACTTGGTTGATATCGTTATAGTATAGGTTATATGTAATTACATTTTGATCTTGTTCAATTGAAAAATAATTATTGTTTAAAGAATTATAAATTTTAAACAAGGTTTGATTAGAGTTAAGGTTGTGATTACTAAATACACCGTAAAAACAATCAACCTTAGTATTTAGAATATTAAAATTATCAAAGTTAAGGTAGCAAGTTTTTGTATTCCAAGAACTATTAGGCCTAAAGGTTATAAAGGTTTCATCATCAATTGGTCCAGAAACGCTATTTTGAATTGACTTATTATCTTCATACAGTTCGGTTAAAGTTTTATCTGATAAAAAAATTTCTGGAAGTTCGTATTCAGGAGTTCTTAAAACTTTTGTTGTTGTTGTTAAATTATCAAAAGACCCTTGTTGCCATTGAGCAAAATCTGGATAACTGTAGTTAGCGGTGTAATCTGCAAAAGAATAATCAATAAATGCAGATGTTCCTCCGTAAGAAGAGTTAATTCCTTCTGGAGAAATAACTCCTTGTCCATAAACCCATCTCCTTTTTGCTACATTTATAGGAACCTGATAAGAATAAATAGCAACACAGTCTATATCAATTGGAGTAATATCGTTATATGCATAAAATCCTAGCCAGTCTTGGCTTTTATTTGATTCATTACGTTCTTCTGGTAGTTCAAGGTTATCAGTTTCAATTGTTAAAGATATAACTTCTTCTCCATTTAAAATTAAACTTGCAGCATTTCTAATTAATCTAATTTGAATAAGCATTGGCCTAAACCATTCTCCAACAAAATGAGAAGAAAAGTTTTTACCTATTACTAATGTTAAAAATCCATTATCAGCATAAAGACCATCTTCTGATGCTATTGGACCAAATATTTTTTTAGAAGTAGGAGAGTCTGAATTTATTCTTGCCCAAAACTCTACGGTGTAGTCTTTATACTGACCAACTTTATTTAAAAACCCTTTTCCTGGAACAATTAAGGATGGTTCTCCGCTAGGATTTGCTCTAAGAGTTGTTATATTTGATGCTCCATAAACTAAAGGTATGCTTGTATTTTTTGCAAAAAGACTATTATCTGAAACTATATGATAGGCATTATCAAGAACATTGTTTCCAGACACTCCGTAGGCTGGTGAAGGAATTACTTGATCTGAAGTTAATGCTATTTCCGCTGGCATTGATATTGGGACAACCCCAAGTGATTGATAATTAAATTCTTCAGACCATTGACCAACGCTGACTCCATTTATATAATACAAATAGTCAGAGGATGTTGCACCACCAGTTTGAGAAGTTATTTTTATTACAACCCTAAGTGTTGTATTTTCACTGACTATTTCTGAAGTTTGTGAAACAAAAACCCAAGAATTTTCTGTAAGATTTTCATAAGTTTTTAATTTTTGGACTACACTTGCTGTTGTTGTGTCTGTGTATTCAAAACCAATAGATATAGAGTTTATGTGTACGCTGTCAACGTATATGTGAGCACCTACACAAAATGTACCAAGATCTGCATTTAAGTCTGAAAAGTTTACTAACTCTGGGCTGATGCAAACAATATCTGCAGTTGCTCCTGCAGGAACAGTTCCTAATAGTTTATTTACTTTTACTGTAGAAAATGGTGCGTCTACGTCTGATGTTTCTAAAGAGGCGGTTGCTCCACTTACCGTCCAAAAACTTTGAATATCCTGATAGTTTAAATTAAATAAACTTATATAGTCAACAGTTTGATCCAAAGCCCATAGCGCCAGAGGATGCTCAGAAAATATCTTTTCTGCATATAAGTTAGACGGGTTGGCCATAGTTCTCCTATCCTCTTATTATAGCAGGATGAAGGCTAGTATAATTTAATTTCGCAAGCGTCTGTTGAGCAATACTTTTCAGACTCTGCGTCAAGATTATCCTTGCCATCATAGATAGCGGACCAATCAATTTTACCAATTTTTCCAACGTAAGAGTTATATTCTTCTCTTGTAATATTTGTATATGGTTGTTGAGGATAAGTTTTATTACCCATCGGCAGAAATGAAACTGCCTTTAATTGACCTTCATACATGTGTAATGCTGGAGCAATATGCTTAGTCTCAGATTCCTTGTCAAATGATAAAGTTACAGATACTCCATTGTCAGACCAATACTTTTGAGCGGTAGCAGCCAAACCAATCTTTTCAAAAAGACTTACATCTTTTTCAGAACGAGGATGTCCAGATGCTACTGGGAAATATACTACTGAAGTGTTTGCAGATACTACGTCATCTTCAATTTTATACCCTGCCGCTTTAAATAAATGCACCATTGGATCTGTATTGCCAAACCTTATAGCACGAAGATAGAATTCTCCTCCTGGACCCCAATGAACTCCTGGTGTTGCACCAGATAATAGGGAAACAGATCCTGAAGGTTTGACGGTAGTTACACGAATTGACTCACGTACACATAGCCATTCTGAGTATGAGTGATCGTATGCACGAATCTTTTTATACCCTTCGTCCATCCACTCACGAATTACTGGCATACCTTTTGTGTCTGCAAATGATGCAATACCAGTTAGAGATGTTCCAATACGACGATTACGTTGCATAATTCCATTTGTGGTTTGCCAATGTGTTGGCATAAGTGTAACGGTCTTACCATATAGATATGCAAACTTTAGTGTACGAAGAAAATCTTCTTTGTCTTCATGACGGTTTAAATGAACTTCTACAAGTGTGCATAACTCATAACTTTCTAATGGTTGTTCAGCGCAAGGATTAAATCCCATAACACGAGAATCTTTATAGTCTGCAGGATCTGCTAGTCTTCCATAATCTCTAGCAACGTCTAGCCAAATAAATCCTGGCTCACCATTGTCTGCAATTAAATTAACATAGTCTTCATATTTTGTTCCAACCTCTGCAGCAATAGAATTATTAGACATCCATGCCCATCCTGGATTTTCTGAATCAAATGAGTTTCTGTCTGGAAAAACCTCTGCATTTTTTAAATTAATAAAATCTTTGTCTTCTGGTAATCCTAAAGCCAAGGTAGCAGAACGACGAACATTTCCAGAAACAACACATGTACCAATAAGGTTAACAATATCTACAATTGCACGAGAATCAAGTTTTTCTCCTGCTCTACCGCCGATTACTGCGTCTATCTTGTTATGTAGTGCAATGAGTGGTGCTGGACCGCTAGCAACCCCTCCAAAGCCTTTTATAGGGGCACCTAGAGGACGGATAAGGTCGTAGTTAAACTTTTGTATAGCCTGATTAGGACGTAGGTATGAGTTTAATAACATTCTTACAGAGTCTACCCAACCTTCACGAGTATCTGGAATTTCCCATACATTTTCTGGCTCTGTAGGAGCATTAATAGTGATTTCTTTGTCTTGACCGACGGTATCAAAACCTACACCTATACCTAACATTAAAGCATCCATAACCCAAGCAAACAATGCTCCTGGATCATTACGATCAATATCACGAGTAGACACCATTGCACAGTTTTGTAGAGAAGCAGAGTTGCGCTTTTCCATAGTCATAGGAGTTCCAAATGCCCAAAGACCTCTACCTGGCGGAGTCCATTTTAAATTAAACATACGGTCATATGCTTCTTGAGCAGATTTTTGACTCTTGTTATCGTTCCACGGTAGACGATTATCTTTAGCGTGGTTTTTTTGTACTGAGTACATTCCTTCAATTACCCGCTTACAAACCTCATGCCATCTTTCTTTTGTTCCGTCTTCTTTCATACGAGAGTATGTGCGTATAAACGTAATTTCTCCTAATGAATTAGAGCCTGCGTCTGAGAATCCAAAGGGTGCAGGAGTTAATGAGTACTTTGTTACAAAGTCCTCTGATAGACGAAATGAGAATACGCTTTCTGACATTTATTATTTACCTTTCATAGCAAAATTGAGTGAGTACTTCTTATTTTACGAAGTGGTCTTAAGTATATCACAAATTTAAAAAGAAAAACACGCTTAAAAAAATATGTAAATCTTTTGTTGAGGGTTAGTGCTTTTGTTTTTTTAAAGTCTATATGTTATTTATAATGCTTGTTTTTATGGTATAATTATAGAAAGTTTACCACAGCGGAGGTGCCTATGAATAATGTTTGGATAGTAGTTCCAGTTATTTCTAACGATATTGATTTAACATCATATGTTGATAGACTATCTGGCGGCTATACCGCCCCAGAAACATATGAAAAAACTGTTTTTAACCCTGAAACACAAGCAAGTGAAAAAGAAGATGTGGCTCATCCATATGCTGGTCAAGTGTCACATGATTTTTCAAATAAAATTATTTTTGTAAACAAAGTAGACGGGTACGGCGAGTATGAAGGCGTAGTTCATTTGGAAGATTTTAATGATATAGGCATATATCGTTATTGGAATACTGGACTAGAGTATGCTTTTGCAAATGGGGCAGACTCAGTAATCTTAACAAATGGTGTTTTTGAATTTGATCCATTTGTAATTAAAGAAGCATATGATGAATTTTCTAAGGGTGAATCAGAGGTTATAAATATCTCTGATGGGGCTATGTTGTTAGTTTCATCATCTTCTAGCCTACGTGCTGATGAGCAATTTCAAATATGGTTTGGTGATAATGATTTTTATCGTAGAGCAGAGCCTGTATTAGGATATTCTCGTTCAGAATATTTATGGGGAGATTATTTAATTGATTCTAGTTCTACCGAATCTTTTGATAGCATTGTTGCTTCTGATCAAGTAAAATATAATGCTAAGTGGAACTAATTTTTTCAAACAATCTATTCCACTCTTTAGACCTTAAATCCCAAGAGTAATTTTCATTATAAAAATCTGATTGTTTTTGTAATTTACTTTGTGTTTCTATAGACCAATAATTGTCAATCTCTTCATTTAGTGTTTTTGCATATGCTGGAATAAATGTTTCTGGTACCGCTTGCATTGGCATAAGCCTTGCATATTCTGATCCAGTTTCATATAATGCACCAAGATTAGTTGTAACCATACGACATCCCGCAGCACCAGCCTCAACCATAGCCAAACAACATGTTTCTTCAAACGTACTTGGGTATGCAAATATATGAGATTCTTGTAAGGCTTTTTTAATTACATCATTTGTAGCGTATCCCATATAATTAACGTTTTTCATATTACGGGCTATTTCAAAATGTTCTTCGTATACCCCGTTTGTATGAGCCTCATATCCAGTTCCATACATCTTTGCTGATGAATAAATATCAAGTTCAACATCATCTCTATTTAGCATTTCAAATGCTGGCAAAAGCATGTCTAATCCACGAAATGGGGCAGAAGTATAAATTAACTTTATCTTGCCATCTTTTGTCTTAGGTTTAAACTCTATTGGGTCAATAGCATTTTTAATTACATATGCATTTTCAAGAGGGATTTTAAATATCCAGCGATACTTTTCATGTTGCCAGTGAGAAATATATACAAATGAATTTATGGCATTCATAAATAAGGGATCTGTATATCCTGATCTTAACGATTCATCACTATGAGCCAAATGCTGCCATAGCAAATTCTTTTTTGTATATTTTACATTTTTAAAATATGGATTAGATAGCAAAAGGTTAATATCTTTATGCTGTGCTATATTAGTATATTTATATAGTCCAGATTTTAATATTTCTGTACCGCCCATTGGGGGCAAAGATTCTTCTACCACCCCAATATCGTTTTGTGGAACCTGCTGCAACCAATCCATGCTATCTCCTAATTGTAAGTTTTTTTCTGCCAAAACTGTTGTTTATATGAACGAACTATTTTTGATTTTAATAAGAAACCATTTTTACGATTTTCTTCTTCATCAAATTCTACAACATCGCTTTTCCAGTCTTCTCTCTTAAATGGAATAACCTGACAGATAGGAGTTCCCTTTTCAAGAATAAAAACATTTTTGTCAATTATGGAATCCAATAGTTGAAATGGAAACTCAACACCAAGTTTATACATATCAGTATCCACAACACCAGAAAATGTTCTAAATGGAAGATCGTGCCTGTTTGTTGGGTGCGTAAACAGACAACTATAGCCTTTTGGAGTAATAACTCTCCATCCTGGTCTCCACTTAAGAAGACTTGAAGAGCCACCAAATGGTCCTGGTAATCCTGGTGCTTGATCTGGTCCGTGTTGTCCTATAAGATTAATATTTGTTGCCCAACGAACATTAATCATTCCTTTATCATTTTTTCTAAACTCCATATCAAATGGTAATTCAAACATGTAGCCTGTACTTAAAGCGTCAAGAAAAGGAGAGCATCCCTTTAATGTTAAGTTACTAACTGCAACCCCATCTTTTGATAAACCGTCTAATTTTTCTTCATCCATTCTTGTTGGCATATCTTTATACCATTGTGGAAGAGACTGAACTGCTGGCTTTGGACTTTCAAACAAAAGTTCTGTTTCTTTATCAAATGCTTCAAATTGTAATTTCATTATTTATTTTCCTGTGGATAATTTTTTTGTAAAACATCCATCCAATGAAGTTTAAATGTTTTTTGATGAGTTACTCTAACTTTGGGATCCGCCCAAATTTCAAAACCAGAATTAATGGCTTTTGTGCACCAAGAAAGATCTTCACCAATAAGTATAAACTCAGGATTTGTGTCTTTGTTTTCATCTGTATTGGGTATTGCTACTGGGCCAAACCAAGGTCTTGGCATTTTTTCAAATACTCCTTGTTTAACGGCTAGGAACCCAAATCCAGCCCCAGCAACTTTGAATGGCTCATTCTTATCAAGGAGCATTTGTTCTGGCATCATTCCGCCTCTAGGCTGATTATAAATAGGAACGTGGCGATCTTCCATTAAATAGCATCCAGAAATAATATCTTTTTCAGAATTATATAATGCAAAAAAGTCTGATGGCTCCCACTCAATATCTGAATCAATCCAAATAATTTTGTCGTAAGTCCATTCACCACTACATGGCTCTGTCATATTTATATTATTTGTATCCCAGCCACCAATTGTACACTCACGGGCCATTGCAACTAAAGATCCACCTTGATTTAAAAAGTTCCAAGATAAGCCTTCTTCATTTAGTATGTATGTTGTTTTAAGAATACTTCTCATATATCCAGGAGTAAATCCATTTCCTGGAGTAGCGATTACTACATTAAAATGTGGCTTATTTGCCATAGTTATCTAACCTTACCTTTACTTTTTTATAATGCGACAAACTTACTGTAGGATCTAAGTATATCTTAAATCCTGCTTTCTGTGCTTTTTTGCACCAAGAAAAATCTTCTCCGTAAGGAATAAAAATTTCTTTTTCCCCATCTTCTGAAGTCATTTTTTCAAATACTGACTCAAACCATGGTCTTTTTATATTTTCAAATACGCCTTGTTTCATTGCTATAAAACCAAATCCTGCAGCAAAAATTTCTTCTTCCTTATTGCTTTTTAAAATTTTATCAATTTCTGTTGCTGCATCTTCTACTGCTACAGAAAACATTGGTACCATTTTTTCATTAAAATATAAACCAGAAACAATATCTTTATCAGATTCATATATTTTCATAAAGTCTGTTATTTCCCATCCAATATCAGAATCAATCCAAAAAATTTTATCATATGTTACTTGTCCACGAACTGGGCTATTATTAAAAGGATCGAGATATTGATCCCCCATTGCTGTTGCTTCTCTAGCGGTACTAACCATAGATGAATATTCATTTAAGAACATATATGAAATACCTACTTGATTTAGATATGAAATAGTTTGTATTAGACTTTTTACATATTCTGCTTCCATATTTCTACCAGGAGTAGCGATAAGAATATTTACATGTGGATTCATTAGTTTCTCCAAAATTCTTGACCAGAATATTTATTTATTACATATTCAGATAATAGTTCTTGTTTATTTATATTTCGACGGGATATAGAAGATCTTACATCATGTTGTCCTATAAGTCCATAGACATTATCATCTTCTTTAATGTTGTTTGCTATATTTGAATAATCATGGGTAAATCTTTCAATACCGTAAAAATCATAAATCTTGTTAATTTCTTCTTCTGGATTTGCTATTAAATCATCGTATTCTACAAAATGGAAATACTTTCTGTTGTCTGGATGCATTGCAAATGCTATACCATATAAGCAGTTATCAATAATGCCTTTTGGTCTCATTAAACTATCACACCTAATATCATCTGCTGGACGGTAAAAATTAAATTCCTGTCTTGTCTGTATTTCAGAATCAATAAAATTATTTTTATTTGGATTTTTCTTAACTAGACTTATAAATGATGCAAGGATATCTGTTATTCCTCTTATTGGTAGTATTATTTTTGGTTCATATCCAAGATTTCTTTGCAATACCCCGAAATGTTCAGGCATTGACCATTCTCTTGATTTATCAATAATGATAGGTTTATTTGTATCAGAGTAGTATCCTTCTAATACCCCCATAATTGTATTTGGCATTACTACAGGTTTGGGATATGCAGAGTATTGTTCTGATGCCAAAATACTACGTTCTAAATTAAATATCATTCCACACATAGGTGAATTTGCTGATGAATAAATATCAGGATTTTGATTTAATATAGATGATATTAGAGTACTACCAGATCTTGGAAGACCTGCCATAAAATAAAAATTTTTCATATTACCCCCGTAATATCTATTATAGCAGAGAGATATTTTTTTTCAAATTATGCAAGTTCAATATCAGTTAAATTATAATTAGATATTGGTAATGTCAATGCTTGAGTAGTCCATGTAGCACCATCAGTTGATACATATATGCCTAGGTTTTCATTTACTGTTGAGGTATTTATGTCTCCTGATCCTGAAATTGCTGTCCATAGGTTGTTGCCATAGGCTACTGAAAATATATCATTTACAAAGTTTAAGGTTTTGGTAGTCCAGGTTACTCCATCGGTTGAAGTTCTTAGGGCTCCAAAATTGCCACCTGCTACCCAAATACTGTTTCCGTAGGCTATTGATCGTATAGTTCCACTTCCAAAGTTTGAAGTTTGTGTGGTCCAGGTTGTGCCATCTGTTGAGGTACGGAGTGTGCCTGAAATTCCACCTGCTATCCAGAGGTTATTTCCGTAGGCTACTGATATTATACGTGTAGTTCCAAAGTTAGAGGTGCGTGTAGTCCAGGTTATGGCATCGGTTGAGGTGCGCAATTGGCCTCCATCCCCACCTGCTATCCAAAGGCTGTTGCCGTAGGCTGCTGACCATATAGTGGTATTTCCAAAGTTAGAGGTTTGGGTAGTCCAGGTAGTGCCGTCTGTTGAGGTACGGAGTTGTCCTGTATAGCCAGTTGCTACCCAAAGGCTGTTGCCGTAGGCTACTCTTTGTATTTGTGTATTTCCAAAGTTAGAGGTGCGTGTGGTCCAGGTTGTTCCATCCGTTGAGGTACGTAACTGGCCTGTATTTCCACCTGCTATCCAAAGATTGTTTCCGTAGTCTACTGAGTTTATCTGTGTATTACCAAAGTTAGAGGTGCGTGTGGTCCAGGTTGTTCCGTTTGTTGATGTACGGACTTGTCCTGAACCACCACCTGCTACCCACAGGTTATTGCCGTAGGCTACTGATGTTATAAAAGTATTGCCAAAGTTGGAGGTTTGTGTTACCCATCTATTTGGTGTTTTTCCATCTACATATATTGAATAAGTGTTATTATAAGAATTTACTTTTTCTACCCAACCCAAAACTCCTGTTCTAGTTGAGGCATATGTAGAATTTGATGTATTAAATGTATAAAATATTCCTTGATCTGATGCTAATATATCTGTGTTTATTGATGTAATAATTGGTGATATTGATGGGGTGTAGGAAATTCGTAGTTGTCCTGCCTCACCACCTATTGCCCATAGGTTGTTGCCGTAGGCTACTGAGTTTATAACGGTACTTCCAAAGTTAGAGGTTTGGGTAGTCCAGGTTATGGCATCTATTGAGGTACGTAACTGGCCTGCATCTCCAACTATTGCCCAAAGGTTGTTAGCGTAGGCTACTGAGTTTATAGTTGTAGCACCAAAGTTAGAGGTGCGGGTGGTCCAAGTTATTGCATCAGTTGAGGTGCGGAGATTGCCTGCCTCACCACCTGCTACCCAGAGGTTGTTGCCGTAGATTATTTTGTTTATAAGTGAAGCACCAAAGTTTGAGGTTTGGGTGGTCCACGTTATAGCGTCTGTTGAGGTGCGGAGTTGTCCTGAATATCCACCTGCTATCCAAAGGCTATTACTATAGACTGCTGTGCGTATACCTGAAGTTCCAAAGTTTGAGGTTTGGGTGGTCCATGTTATTGTATCTGTTGAGGTACGGAGTTGTCCTGAACCACCAACTGCTACCCAGAGGTTATTTCCGTAGGCTATTTCGTTTATAAGTGAAGCACCAAAGTTTGAGGTTCTGGTAGTCCATGTTATTGCATCTGTTGAGGTGCGTAGTTGGCCATTAGCCCCTCCTATTACCCAAAGGTTGTTGTTATGGGCTAATGCAAATATACTGTCAACAGCAGAAAAGTTAGAGGTTTGGGTAGTCCATGTTATTGCATCTGTTGAGGTGCGTAGTGTGCTAAAGATTCCACTTGCTACCCACAGGTTATTGCCGTAGGCTATGTCTCTTATAGCAAGGTTTCCAGAAATATTTGAAGTTTGAGTAGTCCATTGCAAATTTTGAATGGTATATGAAATTAAATTATTACTAGTAACAAAATTATTATCTGCTATTAATCCAAATGCTGTATTTCCAAATGCAGATATTGACTTTATATTGTTGAATAATGGTGTTACGGTTGAGGTGCGGACTTGGCCTGCACTACCGCCTGCTACCCAAAGGCTGTTGCCGTAGGCTACTGATTGTATACGTGTATTTCCAAAGTTAGAGGTTTGGGTATCCCAGGTTGTGCCATCTGTTGAGGTACGGAGTGTGCCTGTGTAGCCAACTGCTATCCATAGGCTGTTGGCGTAGGCTATTGACTCTATGCGTGTAGTTCCAAAGTTGGAGGTGCGTGTGGCCCAGGTTATGGCATCTGTTGAGGTACGAATTCGGCCATATACTCCACCTGCTACCCAAAGGTTGTTGCCATAGGCTACTGAGAATATAGTTGTTCCAAAGTTGGAGGTGCGGGTGGCCCAGGTTATGGCATCTGTTGAGGTACGTATTTGGCTTCCAGTACCACCTGCTACCCACAGGTTATTGCCGTAGGCTATTGCATATATATTTGAGGTTCCAAAGTTGGAGGTTTGGGTGGTCCAAGTTGTGCCATCGGTTGAGGTGCGGATTTGTCCTGTATAGCCGCCTGCTACCCAAAGGCTGTTGCCGTAGGCTATTGATTGTATCTCTGTATTACCAAAGTTAGAGGTGCGGGTGGTCCAGGTTATGGCATCTGTTGAGGTGCGGAGTTGTCCTGTATTACCACCTGCTATCCATAGGCTGTTGGCGTAGGCTACTGATTGTATAAAAGAGGTTCCAAAGTTTGAGGTACGAGTGGTCCAGGTTATGGCATCTGTTGAGGTACGGAGTGTGCCTGAACTACCACCTACTACCCACAGGTTATTGCCGTAGGCTACTGATGTTATAAAAAAGTTTCCAAAGTTAGAGGTGCGGGTGGTCCAAAAAATTCCTGCCTGATACAAACTTCTATATTGATTATATTGATCTGTATTTCTATCAGAATATAAAAGAGATCCATTTATATTTGATATTGCTTTATAGCGTTCTGTTGTTGCTATGCCGCTTGATTTTACGTTGGTATCTACAGAAGCAATAGCATTTAAAATACTAATAGTAGTCCATGATATTCTATCAGTAGACACTCTTGTATTTGTTCCTGTTGAAGATGCTACTGTTGATATATTTGGATTATATAATAAGATTGAGGTACGGAGTTGGCCTGACTCTCCACCTGCTACCCAAAGGCCGTTTCCATAGGCTACTGATGTTATACTTGAAGTTCCAAAGTTGGAGGTTTGCGTAGTCCAAGTTATTGCATCTGTTGAGGTGCGGAGTTGGCCTGTATTTCCACCTGCTATCCAAAGATTGTTTCCGTAGTCTACTGAGTTTATCTGTGTATTACCAAAGTTAGAGGTGCGTGTGGTCCAGGTCGTACCATCCGTTGAGGTACGTAACTGGCCTGTATCCCCACCTATTGTCCATAGGTTGTTGCCATAGGATATTGCTCTTATGGCTGTACTTCCAAAGTTTGAGGTACGGGTAGTCCAGGTTATGGCATCTGTTGAGGTACGAAGTGTTCCTGTATAGCCGCCTGCTATCCAAAGATTGTTTCCGTAGTTTAACCTTAGTATATCCGTATTACCAAAGTTTGAAGTTTGGGTAGTCCAGGTGGTGCCGTCTGTTGATGTTCGTAGTTGTCCTCTATTTCCACCTGCTACCCAGAGGCTGTTTCCATAGGCTATTGAGTGTATAAAAGAGGTTCCAAAGTTGGAGGTACGAGTGGTCCAGGTTGTGCCATCTGTTGAGGTGCGTAGTGTTCCTGCATTACCACCTGCTATCCAAAGGTTATTGCCGTAGGCTATTGAGTATATACGTGTACTTCCAAAGTTGGAGGTGCGGGTATCCCAGGTTGTGCCATCTGTTGAAATTTGTATTTGTCCAGTATCTCCACCTGCTATCCATAGGCTGTTGCCGTAGGCTACTGAGCGTATTGTTGTGCTTCCAAAGTTAGAGGTTTGTGTATTCCAACTAGATATTGCATTATTATTTTCAGCAATTTGCACATTATTTATATTACTTGATCCAAATCCAGCATCTATTGTTGTCCATGATATGGAGTCGGTAGAAAATAAGAGTCTATTATTGTTCCCGCCGACAATATAATTATTTAAAGTAGGATTATATGAAATATCGTTTAAAGAATCATCTGCTGAAGTGCGGATTTGTCCTTGATTTCCACCTGCTACCCAGAGGCTGTTGCCATAGGCTACTGAGTATATATCTGAAGTTCCAAAGTTAGAGGTTTGGGTGGTCCAGGTTATGGTATCTGTTGAGGTGCGCAATTGGCCATATTGCCCACCTGCTACCCAAAGACTGTTGCCGTAGGCTACTGAGAATATACTTGTATTACCAAGGTTTGAGGTTCTGGTAGTCCAGGTTGTGCCATCTGTTGATGTGCGTAGTTGTCCTGAATTTCCACCTGCTATCCAAAGGTTATTGCCGTAGGCTATTGAGCCTATAGATGTACCACCAAAGTTGGAGGTTTGGGTAGTCCAGGTTATGGCATCTGTTGAGGTGCGTAAGGTGCCTGTATTTCCACCTGCTATCCAAAGACTGTTGCCGTAGGCTATTGAGCGTATTGCTGAAGTTCCAAAGTTTGAGGTTTGAGTGGTCCAAGTTGTGCCATCTGTTGAGGTGCGCAATTGGCCATATTGCCCACCTGCTACCCAAAGGCTGTTGCCGTAGGCTACTGAAAATATATTTGTATTACCAAAGTTTGAGGTTTGAGTGGTCCAAGTTGTGCCATCTGTTGAGGTGCGCAATTGGCCTGTATAGCCGCCTGCTATCCATAGGCTGTTGCCGTAGGCTACTAATCGTATATCCGTATTTCCAAAGTTGGAGGTACGAGTGGTCCAGGTTATGGTATCGGTTGAGGTGCGAAGTGTGCCAGATTGCCCACCTGCTACCCAAAGGTTATTTCCATAGGCTACTGCTCTTATCTGTGTGTTTCCAAAGTTTGAGGTTTGTGTGGTCCAGAATGTGCCATTATTTGACGGTATATTAATATCAAAAGTTGTTAAATCTCCAGTAGATGATCTTAATGTTCCATCAGTTCCAGTAATAAAAAGTTTTTTTAAAAAGTTGAATGTTGATACAAATACAGCGCTAGCAGTAATTCCTAAGATTGGCATTATGCGCTTAAATCCCCTACAGCCACCCAAGTATTTGCTGCTCTTTTAACAATTGTGGCGACAGACCATTGTCCTCTTAGTTTTAAACCAGGACTTCCATTTACTGTTGTAGTTGCTGGAGTTACCGCTGCAATTGTTATTTGTCCTGCTCCAGTTTGTAAAATATTTATTTGTGATCCTATTGCAAAATTTGCAGTAGCATCTGTTGGTATATTTAGTGTACCCGCAGTTGCTCCATTACTTAACTCAAGCCATTTATCTTTATCTGCTAGAACTACTGTGTATGCATTTGTTGTAAATGTAGGTGTTGAAATAGTTAAAGTAGAAGAAGCAAACTCAACTGCTTGTGACACCGAATTAAGAGTGCCCCCAACAAGAATTTTGTCATTAGTAGAATCCCAAGCAATTCTGCCATCTGTTGTAGAAGATGTAGTAGATAGAGTAAGGAGTGGTGTATCAATTGTTGGACTTGTTAAAGTTTTATTTGTAAGGGTTTCAGATACATCTTTAAGAGCAGTTCCATTCATAGAGTATGACTTACCAGAAGCAAGATTTATGTGTTCCGATGAAGTCCAAGAATCTGTAGAGTCAACCCAGTTAAAGGTTTTATCGGTTGTGCCTTTAAGTGTAATACCTCCGCCATCGGCAGTTATGTCTGTTGGAGTTTCTACATCTCCAAGAATAATATTTTTATCTTCAACAACTAGGTTAGTTGAGTTAATATTTGTAGTTGTACCGTTTACGGTAAAGTTTCCAGATACCGTCAAAGAAGGAACTGTAAATTCTCCAGATGAAGATACATTAGCAAGGATTGTTCCGCTTGAGTTTTGCCATTCTTGCAGGTTAGCGGTTTGTGATGCTATGCCTCTAATAACTTGTCCAATATTTGTTGTAGCAGTTGTGGTAACTTCCATTTGTGCGCCGTAGTTAGTAGTACCACCAGTACGCATTTTTCCAGTTGATGTTACAAAAGATACACCTGTAATAAAATCTGAAACAAATGCGCCATCTGATTGAATTCTTGCCAATAGTGTACCAGCACTATCCTGCCATTGTTGAAGGTTGGCGGTTTGGGAGGTTGCACCACGAACAACTATCGGAGTAATTGCTGCCGTACCAGCAACAAAACTTCCAACGGCAGACAAAGTAAATGTTCCACCTGTACCTGCTACATCTGTAAATCCTGAACCAAGAACCGTAAAGGTTGTTGATGTAACTGCTGTGACTGTCCAAGTTCCATTGTAAGTGCCACCACTTACTGATGCCACTGTAACTCGCTGACCTGCTTGCACAAGTGATGTGCCACCATAGGTAAAGACTGCAACTGTCGCAGATGTATATGCAGCCGATGTGATTGCCGTAGTAGTTGAACCATTGATGCTTGTGGTAGTCCCTGCGTATATTTGTCCAGCAGAATTAATTCCTGAAAGAACAGTTCCAGCACTACCCCTCCATTGTTGTAGGTCTGAAGTTTGAGTTGAAATACCTATTACTTGTAAAGATGGATAACTTCCTGCTGTTGATGTGACAGCAAAATAGGCAGAATTATTTCCTGATTGAAATACTAGTTGGCTTCCTCCGCCACCTACATATCCCATTGAACCTGAAATACGTAAATTACCACTTGCCTGGATTGATGCCAACGTTGTACCAGCATTATTCTGCCATTGTTGAAGGTCGTTTGATTGTGACGTTGCGCCTCTCACAACTATTCCAGTAGTAGTATTATTTATAGGAATTACTGATAATTGTGTTCCTGTTATTAAGGTTCCAAGATTTAGTGCGCCAGTATTTCTTAGGCTTGCCCTTACCGTTCCATCAAAATTGTGCCATTCTTGCAGGTTAGCGGTTTGAGATTCGGTGCCCTTTACAATTAAACCAATAGTTTCAGCATTAGCAGTAGTAATCTGTTGCACTCCACCAGTAAAAGTATTGGCGGTAGCAAGATAAGGAACACCAGTAATTGCTGAACCTGCTGGAATTGTTACTGTGCCAGTAAAAGTGGGGGAAGCAAGTGGGGCTTTAGCATCTATCTGAGTTTGAATTGCTGAAGTTACACCATCTACATAATTTAATTCTGTAGAAGTTGCTGTAAGATCAACGTTCTCGTTAATTTTTGGGGTAGTTAAAGTTTTATTTGTAAGAGTTTGTGTATCCGATGTGGTAATAACTTGATTACCATTGACCGTAGCAGAGTTTCCTTCTACGATCAAACCATTCTTGACCCTAAAATCTTTATTTGTTGTAGTCACTGAAGTTCCCTATCCCCTCAGATACATATTAGGCTTCTATAAGCGTCTTATGCACCTTTACTGTTGTCTCGTCTGATGCCGTTACAAGTAGTCTAACATTTCCGCCTGAGTAATCTGCATTAGTTGTTCCTAAAGATGCTGCTGCATTGATTACATCTGCGTATTCTGTAAGAGCAACGTTGTTGCCTCCGTCTACGTTAACAAGGATTTCTATGGTTTGAATTTCTGTACCCTTTTTCATTTGTACTAAATATTTAGCACTTGAGTATGTGGTTGCTGACCAAGAGTCAACTACGGTTGCAGTTCCACTTGTAAGTGCTTGTGTAGCAGTTCCAATTAATGCATCTGTCAGTGTAAGCGATGTTGCAGTTGCTGCACCAATGTTTGGAGTTGTAAGTGTTGGAGAGGTGCCAAATACTAGAGCGCCAGACCCTGTTTCGTCAGAGATTACTGATGCTAGTTCTGTTGAAGTGGTTGCTGCAAAAACGTCCAATTTGTTGTTTGTAAGAGCAACAGTACCTGTAGCATCTGGAAGAGTAATTGTTCTGTCTGCAGTTGGATCAGTTACTGTAATAGTTGTTTCATGGTCGTTTGCTGTAGCACCTTCAAGAACGATACTTCCGTCTGAAAGGGTAAGTCCTGAAATTGTTGGTGATGTTAGAGTTTTGTTTGTTAAAGTGTCCGTTGAAGAGGTAGTGACAACATTAACACCTTCAACAGCAATAACACCTGCTGAAACTCTTGAAATTGTTGTGTCTGTAGCATGGCCTAACTCAACAGTTCCTACACCTAAAGCGGTGGAAGTTGAAGCAACTAATCCACTAATCGGTAAGCCAGTTGCATTTGTTAAAGTTCCTGATGCTGGAGTTCCAAGTGCTGGAGTAGTTAGTGTTGGCGATGTGAGAGTTTTATTTGTAAGGGTTTGTGTATCTGTTAATGTTACTACAGTTGAATCAATATCAAGAGTGTTTCCAGTCTTGTCTAATCCTGTACCCGCAACAATTTGTCCAAGACCAGTAAACTGAGTAAAGGTAAGTGCTGTAGTTCCAACTGTAATTGCACCATCGTTAGTTAATACATAACCTTGATCAGCGTTTACAGTTCCTTCTTCTACGAATACCGCAAAATTTGAAGTAAGTTCAGCACCTTCATCACAATCTTGTGCACGATCTGGATTACCAAATGGTCGAACTATATAAATACCGTTTTCTGAAGCAGTTGATTGATTCTTAACAAGAATACGCTCATTAACAACAAGAGTTACTCCGTCAATAACATCTCCATTGTTAAGATCACTGAAAAGGTTAACGTTTGCAGTTGTTGCTGCACGTACTGATGGTTTCCAGTCAATACCTACAACTGCTGTATCAACATAACCTTTTGTTGCTGCATCTGATGAATCAGTTGGTGTACCAAGACCTGTAATCTTGTAAGTTGCCATACTGACGTTGCCAGTTGGTGCTCCAACAGCGCTTAGTGCAAACTCTGAAGGGTCTACAGAAATTGCGCCTGTTGAATCATCATAGTCAAGACCATTTCCTACAACAGTTCCAATTGCATCTTGTGCTCTTTCGTCTGTGAAGTATTTGTTTGTTGAACCTTCTGCAATATCGTCAGATCCAAGAGTACGTGAACCACCAAGAGATGTTGATGTACCGTTAATAGTAATTGCTGAGTTTGATAGTTTATCGTTTGCAATTGATCCTGCAAGCATTGTGTTTGTTACAGAACCTGTATCTCCAGTTGTTACAACAGTTCCAGTTACGTCTGGAAGAGTAATTGTACGGTCTGCTGTAGGGTTTGTTACTGTAAGAGTTGTCTCGTTAGCATCTGCTGATGAACCTTCAAAAACAATGCTTGAATCTGAAAGTGCAAGTCCTGAAACCACTGGGCTTGTAAGAGTCTTATTTGTAAGTGTTTCAGTTCCTGCAAGAGTTGCAAAGTCTTGATCTGTTAGTGCTGTATTAAACTCTGCAATAGTTCCTGTAATTGTGTTTGTAGTTAGTGAAACCGATTTGTTTGTAAGTGTATCAGTTGTGTCTTTAAGAACTACCGTTCCAGTTGCATTTGGAAGTGTAATTGTTCTATCTTCAGTTGGATCGGTTACTTGAAGGGTAGTTTCAAAGTCATTTGCAGTTGCACCTTCAAATGAAACGCTTGCTTGAAATACTCCAACTGGTTGTGTTTCTTTCCAGGCAATTCCATTTGTTGCTTGATCGTCTGCTGTAAGCACATAGTTATTTGTTCCAACTGCTAGACGAGTTACTGCATCTGCACCAGATGCAACTAGTAAATCACCTTTTGCGTCTACTAATGCTTCTGTTAATATATCGTGGTTGTTTACAGTTGCAGTTGATCCTTCAACTACTAGTCCCGCTTTTACTCTAAAATCTTTTGTTACGGTTGCCATCTTATATCTCCTTGGTTAGGCCTTTAATCCCATACGCATGTAGCGTAGGGTTATAGGTGTAATTCCCCCTACTGGAACAACAGTTAGTGAAACTGTGTCTCCAGCCCTTGAAACAGAGATGGTGCCAATATTCCCATCATTGTCAATTGTTGCATACTGAGTAAAGTTAACATCTGTACCGTCAATCAGAATGCTAAGTTCTGTAGAAAAGTACTTGTTAGCCCCACCTACCACATATTTGAGTGAGATCATATATTTCATTGATCTAAACTCGCTTGCTAAAAAGTTATCAAAAACCGTTGGGTTTTCAATTCCATTAATTGTTGACTCGTTATTACCATCTGATCCAAGATCGGTAGACCTAGCAGAAGTACTATCAATTAAGTCTATATAGTTTTGTTCCGTTGGTCTATCACCTGTTTGAAACAGGGCTTTTACATTGGTGGTTGATATCTTTGCCATAGGTCTATTATAGCATTATGTTAAAGAATATAGTTAGAAAAACCAATCATCTGAACACCAATTACTGGTGGATTGTTTGGGCTATAGCCTTGAATGCCAATATTGGTTATGCTTAGTCTAAATGGAAGAATTTCTGTTAATATAACTACCTTCGAATAATTGACTAATGCAACAGGATTTGATGCTGGCTTAATGTCTGAAATTGCTATTGTTGGAGAAATTGTTGCTGCTGAAACTAATACCGCTAAAGCAATACCTTGGGAAATCGAGGTTGTTGCCATTATGAATCCTGATCTGTTACTTCACCAAGCATAATCATTTCGCCTTGACATACTGTCCAAATACGATCATTGTCTGTTAGTTGAATATCAAAAACATCTCCAGTTCTTAACTGTTTTGATTGTACTGCAGATACCGTTACTGTAAATTCTCCTGGATCATCAAACTCTGTTGCATAAGGATAGACTGTAAATAATAAATCATCTCCGACATCGTCTGAATACCTTCTAAAATCTCCTTTTATGTCCCAACCAGTGATATCTCCACTTTCATCATTTGTATAATCTAAAGGATTTCCTAAATCATCTTCTACGTAAATTCTAAAAGATATAGTATCTCCTATTACAGCAGTCCAGTTAATTAATGGTGGCTTATTGCCAAGGTTATATACTGAAGGTGTTGTTACATTTGTAATTGAACTTTCATCAGGGTTTCTATATGTAGCCATTATTTAATTATACCATTAAGCAAGTCCATTTTTTAATGCCCCCCATGTTCCGTTGCCCTTTGGTTGACCAACAATCAATATTCCAGTAGTTGCATTAGATTTTGCTACTACTGCTACCGCTCCAGAACCAGTTGCTGGTTGTGTTGCTGTTAATCCTCCACCATCTGCTACATAAAGAACATTGCCAGCAGTAAATGAATTTGTATTTGCATCAAGGATTACACCAGAAATAGTAACAACGCCATCTGTATTATTTCCAATTGCAGAACTTGTTAGTCCTAATACTGGAAATGTGGCAATGTTATCAGAGTCACATTTTCCTATTGTTGTTTTTGTATTAAATCCAGTAACAAAAACTGGTGTTGCTTTTGCAATACTTGCACCACTTACATTTCTAACCTCTATTGTATGATTTACAAGATCAGGAAGAATTAATTCAATTTGTTCCGCTAAGTCTTGCAAATCTTCATGAATGTTTACTGGATCGCTAGAAAGCGGAAAGGGAATATCATAATTTGCGGTTGCACCAGTAGCCATAATCTTATTATTATACCACTTCCTAAAGCAATATTTTTAATAAATGTGCGGGTATATTGATAAAGTTGACTTTAATCCCTAAATCATGTTATAATTAATATACTACCGAAAGGTAGTTTTTGTTTCTAAGGAGGTAACACTAATGAGAAACATTGAAAAGAAGGTTTGGTTGGGGTTACTATCTATTGTTGGTTTGGTTGCGCCTTTTAGCAATTCTGCTAATGCTTTAGATAATAATTTATTGACTAAACCCTCCGTTGAAGCCGTTCCAGCCCCTACAGGGGCTTTTCTGGTTTCTAAGGAGAGTATATTAAAAAAATATGAAAATGCTCATAAATTAACTGATAGCCAGTTAGTTGACCTATTGAAGGCTATAGGGTTTAAAGGTGATAAATTAAGAACAGCATGTGCAATTGCAAAGGCTGAATCTAATGGAAGACCTTTTGCTTTTAATGGCAACTCAGAAACTGGAGATAGTTCTTATGGAGTATTTCAAATAAATATGATAGGAAAACTGGGTCCTGATCGTAGAGAAAAATTCGATCTTGACTCTAACGTTGAATTATTTAACCCAGTTACTAATTCACAAATAACATTTCACATGACTAAGGGTGGTAAAGATTGGTCAGCATGGAGTTCTGTGAATGGACCACGGTATCAAGAATGGTACAGCAAGTATCCTTGTAAAGTCTAATAATTAAAATACCCTCCTTGCTTTTGGCTTGGAGGGTTTTTTATTTTAAACATTAAACATTTTATTGTAAATATAGGTTTAGTCTATTCGTGTTTTTTAATACTTGCTCTAATTTCTTTTTCAAATATATTATATTTAGTAGGAATCCAAAAAGACGGAGTTGTGTATCTTACGCCTTTAGTTATTTCACGCACACCATGTATGTACATAGTATTTGATGGGAAAAAAACTAATGTTCCAGCCTTGGGCTTAAACTCTAGTTTGTGATCTGGAAAATATATTTCTCCACCTTCATAGTCATCATTTAAATATATAACAGCCCCATAATCAACTATAAATGCTTCATTTGGATGCCCCTCTGGATCTTCTCCATCTGCATGTAATGGTTGATACTCTCCTACATCCCATCTTCTTATTCCAGCAGAATTAGTTTCAAGTGGTCTGCCAAAATGAAACTCAATCTCTTTTTGTACCCTATTAATTGCATTTAATAAAATTTTATGAATCTCTGGTTTTTCTTTATGAAGTTTTTCTGTAACTTTGTCTGGTATGCCAGCCATTGAATTAGATCCCCAAGAAATTGAATCATCAATTGAAGATAAAATCAAGTCTAAGTCTTCTTTAGAAATAAAGTTTTCTTTAATAACTATATTTTTTGTTGATCCTATTTTCATTATATTTCTCCTTAGTTAGGTAATTTATATTGTTCTGCTATTTCTTTTGCTTTGTCAAAATTTGATACATCAATCATTGAATATAAAACATAGCACAACCATTGGTAAGATGATTTCTCACAATACCCTTTTGATTGCATTGTTTTAGCAATGTCTTCTATAATTTCCATTATTTATATTCCATAAACAAATTAATGGCATATCTAGTTCCTGAAATAACACTATGTGCTACGTGTGCATATGGGTAGTTAGAAGGAAATAAAACCATTGAATTTTTTATTGGTTTTTCTTTAATTCCAAAATTAACAAACTCTATTTCTCCGCCCTCATAACTATCGTTTAAATAAATAACACAACTTGTTACCCTATTTGATACATGTTTAGATCCATCATCATAATGCATAACATATTTTTGATTAGGCTCATACTTTAATGCCTCTATTGTAAAGTATGTTAATTCTGGTAAATAATACATATTCCTATATTGTCCTAAAAATTTATCTATTCCGCTTTGTACAATATTAAAAATTTTTTCATACTTTTCTTTATCGTTAAAATATATAACAGAGTTAGACCTATCTTCTACTTTAACATTTTCTGGCTTAGACCATTCATACTTATTTATTTCTTCTATTAGCATTTCTGGATTTTCTAAAACATCATAATAAAATTCTATACCATTTTTAGACATTGCTATGCCTTTCGTCTTTTGTATAAAGTTTAATTTTTTTAACTTCATGTTCTCCAATTTTATTACCATATTGATCGGTGGCACTTCTATAAAAATCAGACCATTTTGGAATTTTATTGTTTTCTAAAATAACATTTCCATAATTTGTTAAATTTTTGTGATATTCATTTATATCGTATGGATTGTTATTTAAAGTCATTGTAGATTCATTTAAGTTAAAAAGAGATATTGGCATTACTGCCATAAAAGGTTCGTTTGCCTTAAAGGTTATTGAAACATTTGGCTTTGTAATTTTCCAAGAAACTGGTATTGGAGAATTCCAAAAACTTGTACTAATAATATTAGTTAGTGGCGATGCTCCGTCAATAACTAGGTTTGGTGGTCCAAAAAACAAAAGACTAACATTTGGATCTGTTTTAAAAAACCACCCAATATTAAAAATTAAGGTTGCAGTTCCTCTATTTGTATCAACAAACTCTTGTCCCTCTAAAACCTTTATATGATTTCCTTCTTCTGTGTCGTTTCCATCCCATATTACGGTTATATCTTTTGGAAATGAGAATCCCCAACCCATTTGATTGGTTAGGGATAATGGAAAACAGCGATATGCATGACCATCAAATGTTTTATCCATCCACTCTCTTTTTACTGGAAGTTGCTCTATCTTTGCTGCTCCCTGAAAAATTTCGTATGCTTCAATATTATACATTTATGCTGTTGTTCTATTTTTTAAAATTTCATTTGCTCCGTGTGCTCGATCATTATAATCAAACATTGTCACTGCTGAATATTTTAATCCTTCTTCTACTGGAAGCGCTGCATGTGAATAAATAAAGGTAGATGGAAACAAAACAATATCTCCTTCTTCTGGTTGATAAGTATAATTTAGGTATGGGAAAAATAATCCACCACCAACAAAGTTATCATTTAAATACATGACTGTTGAAACTGTACAAATATAACTAAAACCATGATCTGAGTGAACTCCAAAATGGTGCCCTGGTCCATACTTTACAAAATTAACTGCTTCTTGATATCTCATTTGAATGTTATACATAGAACAATAATGGCTTAAGCATGATTGCAACCTAACATCGATATCTTCATAAATATTTTTTAAATCTGAATTGGCTACAGATGGATTATTGGTTATATCATATTTTCTAACTTTAAAGTCTACACAATCTCGGTAATCTTTCATTGTTTGATAGTCGCCTACTTGTGCTTCAGACCACTTAAAAAATGTATCTTTATCTTTATTATTATCGATTACACTTTCTAATCTTTCTACCAAGTTTAATGATTTATTTAAACTATTTTTGTAAATAAAAACACCATTTGCTGGATTTAAAATTTCAATATTTGTTGCTTCCATAGCAGACCCCTTTTCGTTATTTTAATTATACACCATATAGAGTTTTATACGCTACTATGGTAAAATATATAGATGATCAATAAAAAATCTATAATCCCGTCTGGATATTATGGCAACTCTAAAGAAAATATAGTAATTATTAATAATTTTATATCTCATGATGATATAAAAAAAATAAAAATATTTTGCTCAGAATTAAATACCTTTATGTCTATTCCTGGAGACAATTGGGATAATCGTGTTTGCAATAACTCAATCCTTAAAGAAATTGCTCCTGATATTGAACAAATATTATCTACTTATCAAAAAAAACATAAAAAAATTATAGAAGATTTTTTTAGTATTGAATTAAAAGATAATGTGCCAAGCGTTGTTATATGGAGACAGGGTGATCTTCAACCACCACATGCAGATAAAGAAAATCTTGATGGAAGCCCAAACCTATATCCTGAAAACGACATTGCTTCCTTGTTCTATCTTAATAATGAGTATATTGGCGGAGAAATTTATTTTCCAACACAAGGATTACAATTTAAATTAAATGCTGGAGATGCGGTATTTTTTCCAGGAGATGTTAACTATCAACATGGTGTTACTGAGGTAACTGAAGGAAAAAGATTTACCTGTCCAGCATTTTGGAATGTTATAAAAAATAATAAAAATATTTAATATTTTATTAAATTATTCTGGTAGTGTAAAAGTATCTGTTTCTGAATTATAAATAACTCCTGCTTGAACAATTCCACCTTCTATAGCAGTTTGACCAGTAACATCTTTAATTATAGGATTACTCATCATCATTGCATAAAATTTTTCACTTGCTGTAATTACCTGAACAACCTCATTGTCAATTATTAAAGCAATATAAAACAAGTTATCTGGCAATGCTGGAACTTCACTATCTTCTATAGCCATTTTTTCTCTTTTCTGTTATATTAATTATAGCACTTATGACGCAAAGGCTTTACCATTTTCCAATCGGACATTTTGAAGCCTCTAGTCTTGTTTTTATTTCCATAAAACAGCCACATTTTTTACATGTTTTTGTTAATTGTATTAATTCTGGGCAAGATATGCATATGTCTAACCTTTTATTTTTAATTTCAATATCAACCGACTTTGTATTTGGATTTAACAAGTCAAAAGGCGTAGTTCCATATTTTTCTTTATATTGTTGCCATTTATTTTTTTCTGACATTTTTCCCCCTTTATTTTATTACAAACAGAATAGGAACGTTGTACTTGTACAGACACATTGATAATCAGATGAACCGCTAGTGTATACTCCGTCAAAGTAACAATTTCCAAATACATTCAAGCATCCGCCTCCAGCAATAGCACATGGTTGTGGAGAAGGTGGTGGGAATGGTGGTGGGAATGGTGGTGGGAATGGTGGTGGGAATGGAGGTGGGAATGGAGGTGGGAATGGAGGTGGTGCTGGGAATGGCGGTGGGAATGGTGGTGGGAATGAAGGTCCAAATGATGGTGGGAATGAAGGTGCTGGTGCTGCTGGTGTAACTGAACTAGTAGGTGATGAAAAATCAGAGTCTAAAATAGTATTATTTAACTTTACTGTAAATGTATATGCAGTTCCATTTGATAATCCAGTTACTACTATTGGTGAACTAGATCCAGTTTGTGAAATTGAACTAGGTGATGAAACAACTGTATAAGTTAAAGAAGAATCTGGTTTACCTAAATATGTTGGTACTGTAAATGTTACAGACGCTTGACCGTTACCAGCGGTTGCAGTTCCAATTGTTGGTGTTCCTGGTGTACGACCAGCAGAAGATAATACGGGTCCTAGTCTTGACATTATGCAACTAAGTCTCCAAGAACAACCCAAGAGTCAGTAGCACGTTTAATACATACGGCAGATGACCATTGTGCTCTTAATTTTAATCCTGGAGTTCCGTCTACAGTTGTAGTTCCTGGAGTAGTTGCTGCAATAGTTACCTGTCCCGTGCCTGTTTGTAAAATTGTAATTTGTGCACCTGTTGCAAATGCTTGGTTGGCGTTTGTTGGAATTGACAAGGTAACTGCAGAAGCACTTGACACCTCAACCATTTTTCCATTATCGGCAAGAACAAGTTCATAAGCAACTGTTTGTGGGTTAATTGAAAGATTTATAACTGGAGCAGTTAAAGTTTTATTGGTTAGTGTTGCGCTATTAGTAAGTGTAACATCTGGTGTTGTCCAGGCTAGTCCTGATGCCGTTGCAGAGTTGGCTGTTAAAACGGTTCCATTACTTCCAACAGATAAAATAGATAATGTGTCATTTGCTGAAGCAGAAAGTAGGTCACCTTTTGCTGCAAAATCTGTTTTTAATAGTGCAGTTGAAAGATCAATTGCAGTTATTTGAGTTTGTAAACTATTAAGTGTATAAGCAATAGATGGACTTACAAGGTTTGCTGCATTAGAGTTTGCCGAATTATAATTTTCGTCTCCATAGTGATATAAACGAAATGCTGCCTGTATGTCGGCAGGATCTGATAATCCTGGAATTTTAGTTGGTATTAACGTACCTATTGATTCTGCTGCCATATATCACCTCATTAGAATTATATCATAAAGATATAGACTAAGACTCCTCATCTTCTAAAATTGTTATAAATAAATGTGTTGTTACTTGCCCCTCTAAAACCGCCCAATCTCCATATGGGCCAGAATCTACATCTGTTCTATGCTCAACTGCTTTAAAGTTTATAACTAAATTTTGATTGTTTCCAGCAAGAGCGGGTATGCTCATAGAGGCTGCAATTGGATTATCATTTACAATACTAAATTGAACACTAAAGTTACTAGAAGTTAGTGATGTTAAAGAGGTAATATTTGAAATAGGAATCACAATTTGTGCAATTCCATTGGTGTAGGTTGTTGTGTGATTAACTGAATAAATTGTTGGATTTAACTCTAGCACCTCAATCCAGGTATTTGCTCCAGGTTGAGATACGTATTGATATAGATATCCATAATCTGTACCTGGAGAGGTATTAATATATAGATCATTAAGAAGTGGGGTTTGACCAACTCCCTCTGTATTTGGATTTCCTGCGCCAACAAAAACTTGACTTCCACGAGTTCCTGTTGGTCCAATATCTACTAAAAGTTCTACAACTTCTGGGGGACCAAGAACTGTAATGTCATCGTTGTCTAATAAAACATCAGGCATTATACTGCACCTGTTACGTCATCTACTACTGATACTTCTCCTGTAAGAAGTGTATAAATTTGTGTTCCGTCTGTAATCTGAACATCATAAACATAAGTAGCAGCAGCAAGAGTTCTACCAACTGCTGGTGTTATTGTACATGTAACAATATCTGTTGTTGCATTCACTACTGCAGAGGCAACGGTCTGTACTCCAGCAGAACCTCTTACGGTTGAAATTGTAAAAGCAGCGCTATAACCTGCTAAATCAAAAGTCCCGCCATTTGCTGTCTTTGGACGAATTACAAATTGAGATGTGTCACCACGGTAATACAAAAAGTTATAAAATCCTGGAAATGCCATTATTCCTCCTAACTTATTATACCATTAAGAATTAACTCTGGTAGAATTATTTTTTTACTTTAAATACTTTTTTACCAATTTTAATAATTGGTGGAAGATTATCCTTTTTCGCTGATATTTTTACTATTGGCATTATAGACCTGGAGTTACATCACCTAGCACGCATATGGTTCCAATTACTGGAGTCCATACTGTGTCTGCGTTTGCACCGCTACCGCCTTCAATTATTACTTGTAAATCAAACTGTAGTTCGGCAACAATTGAGCGGTATTTAGTACCACCCCAATTTTCAGTAATGTTTGCTGGAGCAAAAATTTCAACATACCCATTACCATCGGTAGTAATAAGTTCATCTAAAACATCTCCATTGGAATCATAAGATGTAGCGCTATATGTCCAGTCTGAGGTGTCGTATGGTGTGGTTTCGTCATCTTCAAAAAACTCTACCTTTAGGGTTGCACTATCTCCACGGACTACTGTCCACTGTATGTTGGCTGGTGTTGCGCCATATTTTTCAATTGTAGATACGCACATAATATTTGATTATACCATAAAATATGCTAACCCCTAGGCGCAGTGGGGGGGGTGGGGGCAACCTAGGGGCAGCACTAAAATTATAACATTATATATTAATAGACATTATATTTGTAACAAAACGTTATAAACCAGATATATAAAAATTGTTATTGAACCGTTATAAAGGTTTGGCATAAAGTTCGAAAAATCCAGGAGTTATGGTGTATACTTAAAATATATAAAGAAAAGAATATACTGTAAATAGGTTTTTAAGATATCTTTATATATAGTTACTTAGAATGATCTTTTAAATGTTCGATCATTAAGTCAAAAATTTTTTCAGTCTTCTCTTCTAATCTTGTAATTTGGTCCTTCATCGAGGATCCATTATTGGGCTTCATTTCGTAAACAATATCTTCTACGTATTTTTTAACAATCCATCTTACGCCCATTCCAACAATTGCAAGTATGGACAATAAAGTTAAAATCATTCCTGCCCAGTCTTGAGTTGTCATGAATCCAATTATAACATTATTTATTTTAAATTTCGGCGGGAATTAACGAAGCCGAAAAATAGAGATAACAAACCTTCCACCACCTAATATGTATGACACATACACTATGGTGTAATATATGTCAAACCTTCTATGCGGCTATATGCTCTATATGAGGTTTGTTATTTAAAGTGTTTATTGACCAGAGAAACGATAATTGTTATACCTGCCAAAATTGCAAGAATTAACAAACCTCTATCTGAGTGATCATAACTTCCGCTACAACCAACCCATTCTTGATCTACGTAGCAGTCTTTAAACATACCTGCATATTGATTATTCTTCAAATGAGGTTTGAGATTCCAGGAGATTATTAACTACCGTGGTTTTGCAAGAACAATGATTACAAACCTCTTCTTCAAAAACTTTTAATGCCAAACCATTGTTTATAACTTTTTCGTTATTAGAGTGTGGGTCATAGCCTTTAGGGGTTTGTCTACTCCAGGATTCTGGATATGAAGGATTATCTATGTTATCTAGTATAGCCATGTGATTATTATATACTATATTGACCACCAGGTATTGGTGTTGTAGAAATACCCGACTTTTTCCTTGTACTCGAAATATTTTTTATTTACCTGGTTCCAGTCAGGATCGTTAGTTGACAAACCACAATATCCGCATAGCCCAGAACCTGTGTATCTATATACGTGTTGGCACATATATTGATTATACCCTATACCCTGGAAATCTGAAAAAATTTTCATTTTGACAAAATCTGAATATTTTTATCAGATGTACGATACATGTTTAAAAAAAATAAAATATAAAAAATTAGTGAGCACACTACTCTGGGTAGTGCGCCCTATCATAGTCTGCAAGGCTGCCACCATTGTCTAGGTGCGCCTTGCGTCTTAGTTGTTCAGCAGAATACTCAGACACTTTTGCGTCCTTGTATCCAACCTGAATGAATACCAACTAGCGGTGCGTCAATGTTTACTGCTGTGCCAATTGGTAATGCGTTAGAGTATTGATCAATAAACTCTAGTATTTTTTCTTTGCTTGTAAATGGCATGTCTGCCACCGAGCCGTTAACTGTTGTTAGTTTTACTGGTATCACTTGTCTCTCCTAATCAATTTAATTGAATAAATGAACGCAATAGTGCCAACCAACAACCATGTTGGTATCTCTACTGCTAAGGCAATGCTCTCGGCATATAAACCAAAACCATCTAAGTCTAAAAATAGTTCCATAACTACTTAACCTCCTCATCTAAATTGTATTGAGCAGATAGATAAGCGTTAGCCTGACTTAGTGCGTCAAGCAAGGACTTATCCTCTCTATCATAGCGAGCCTGTTGGGCTTTTCTAATATCCGCAATAAGGTTATTGTTAGGGTTATTCTTTATCATTTTAGTTTATCCTTTCGTTAGATAACTTTCTTTATACCTGCAATTCTAGCAGGGGGGTCTGACAATTTAGGGGGGTTATTTGCTAGGCTCACTGTGATTTGTCTCACATTTACTTGCTAGGCTCACGCCCCTAAATAATTCTATATTTAATTTTCTATAATGGAATTATAGCAGGGATAAGCCCAAAAGTCAACACGACACGCCGTTAATAACACGCATGTAATTAGTGATATGCACCACACGACATATCGGACATATCGGACATGCAGCCCGGCTCGGTCGGGTGTGTCTGAGAGGGTTATCCACATGACGTAGATCACATACCTATTTCACGCTCAAGTTATCCACATGACCTACATCACAAGACACAATGTCCGTTTTGTACTACTTACTGGTGAGTAAATGTCAGTGGTCGCTGTTATACTTCTAGTATAAAGAAAGTTAAATAAAGGTTATTTAACAGAAAGGACAAAATGAAAGATTTTGTTAAAAAGTTAGAATTAGAAAACTATCTTGATGAAAGTCAAGATGAGTTAAGTCTAAGACTAGATGAGTTAATCGCTCTTGGTTCATATAACTAAATATAAAAAAAATCCTAGTGAGCCTTACTAAAAAAGTAAGCAAATAATCTAGGTCAAGGAAAAAGATAAACACAAGGTTTATCGCTTAAAGAAAGGAATTCAAAATGAATTCACTAAAAAATAAAGTGTGTAAGCATACACCTAATAAAAATGCTATCTCTATCCATCAGGATATGAAATATACTTTCTGTGAGAATTGCGAAAGCAATATCTACTCTCACTATATTGAGGACAATGACTTAATGTCTTATTGGTCTTCATGGAAGGTAGGTAAATAAATGTTTTCTACAATAAAACTAAATTGTCGCATATGTGATGAACCTATTTATAGCGTTCATTTTGATACGCAAGACATAATCACTTGCTCAAATTGTTGGGAGTAAAATGCTTAACGAAATAAAAAATAAAATAATTCGTATTCAAGAATTGCGCCGTAGTAATGCGGCAACACCAATTCCAAATAAAAAAAAATATAGTAGAAAGGTAAAACATAAAAATGCAAAATGAAAATATAACTAAGCAATTTGAAAACGCAGTTGAATTAACTAATTTAACCGAAGCGCAATTAGAAATTGTTAAACAAATTTTATTAGATAAATTTAACTAATAAAAAATTTTTGCAGAAATAAAAACTCTGCAAAAAACCCGGCTCCCCTGGCGTGTCGTCCACAGCCTGTGGATAAACCTGTGGATAACTTACGTACGATGTGATTTTTCTCACACAGTTTGAGCGTCTTATTATTTGAGATTACTGGCTAGTAGGTTGTAAATGTCTGCTAATTCTGCTAAACTTACAGAGTAAGAAAATAACAAAAAAGAAAGTAGGTAGCAAAAATGGCTAACCTTTACACAATAGAAAACCTTTTACAAGGTAAACAATATCGCTCTAATTCTCTTAATGGAGAAATTATTAGCGGTGAAAAAACCGACCATTGGTTTGGTAATGATAGAGAAGCGTATCGTGTTTTAATTCGCACACCGCATTCTTATACAGACCACTATCGCATAATTGCGGTTAAGGTAGGTGAATAAATGATAAAACTTTGTGGTATTTGTGGTATCAATTCCGCTCATGTATCTAAGCATGGCATTCCCCCAATGTGTGATGAATGTATTGCTAAGAATTGGAGGAGGGTCAATGTCTGATTATCTTAACTCTCTAGATGAGGTCTATACCGACCTAGTAGCCGAGTATGGCGAGGAGATAACCCTTGCTTATCATCAGGCTAATATAAAGGAGATGTGAGGCAACTCACACTCCAACACACCCCCTATAATTGGAAAATGTCAGCGATAACTGATAGAATAATAACTCAAACAAAAACGAAAGGTGGTCAGAAATGACTTATACTGTAAAACTAGAAACCTTTAATGGTGCTGTAAAAAATATCAACCTACCTTCTCAGGGTGCGGTTGCTCAATTCATAAACACTTACCCAAACCAATTACCTGTTGGCGTATCTGTAAAAATTGCTTGTGATGTGTTAGGTGTTCGTGGCACACTTAGGGGAAAGGCGTTAGCATAATGATAAGTAGCGTAATGACTTTTAAATGCGACCAATGCAATAATGCAGGTTATATCTTTTGGGGAGATAACCTTGACTATGATGTAGAAAAATGCCAATGCGAAAATTTTGCCCTTGGAACTTTATTTACTAGCGGGGAGGCTGACTAATGAAAACAATTAAACACTACATAACACTAGAAACTGAAATTCTTAACGAAAACGATATAACTGCTAAGGCTCTTTTATCTTTACCTAAAGAAACACAACAAATTAGACTAACTGAATTAGCCTATATTGCTTTATCTGAAACAATAGAAAAAGAGTTAATAAAGTTAAATAAAAACAATTCTTTTGCTGTCTTAAAGTTGGTTAAATAATGATGACTAGAAAATCTTATATCCAAACCGCAAACATCTTAAAAGGATTTGTAGATGAAATTCCACAAAATACTTATGAGGATTTAGTTCAAGAATTTGCTGAGTGGTTTAAATCAGATAATGAAAACTTTGACTACGCAAGATTTGAAAAGGCTTGCGGAATTGATGAAATTGGTTTAATTCCTGTTGGTTCTGAAATGTGGAAGGGGTAAAACAATGATAACTAATTTAGATTTAATTGCAATAATTATTGCGCTAAGTGGTTCAATGTTGGTAATGTTTTTATTTTATAAACAAAATGTTGCACAACAAAAAGAAATTCGCAGATTGCGAAATGAATTGCGTAAAGCATTTAAAGTATAAATAAAAATTCCTGAGCAAGAATAAAAACTGCTCAAACATTTGTTCGAAAAACCCGGCGCAGGCGGCGTGTCGCAATCTATACATGACCTTTACGTGTGGTTAAGATCACACCCTAAATTCCCCAGATTAAGGCGTCTAATTGGATTTTGTCAGTTGTATCTGCTAGGATAAAGATATAAAGAAAGAAGGAACAAATGGGTAAAGTAAAAGAAGCACTAATGGATATATTAGAGCATGACCTATGCTATGGCTATGGTTGGTTATATCAAGGAAATAATGTAGACTTTGATAGTGAGGTTTGCGAGTGTAATCCTTACGCTATATCTGCTGATGAAATAATGGAATGGAAAGGACTATAATGGATAAAGAATATACTTATTCACTTACTACTTCATATGATGGAGAGTTAATAAATACCCTGCGAGTTAGCGATATGCTAGAAGCAGTTAGGGCTTGGGATAAATGCGTGGACTATGGCTTTGCTAAAGAATACGCAACCTATAACTTGTCTGACCCAACAGGTAAGATGTATACTAAAACCTTCTACACTAACGGAGAGGTCGTAATTAAATAATGGGAAGCATAACAGCAATAGGTTTAGCAGATACAACGCTAGACCTAGAAACACAATTAAAGTATCACCTGCAAGGTAATCATTATCCACCAATACCAACAGTAATGGTTCAGCCATGTATTGAGGCTATTGACGCATACTATGAGGAGGATTATTCTCGTAGAATAGAATTACCAGTTGTAGATGGATTTCAAATTAGTTGGAAAGGCAACACTTGGACTACCGCCAGCGCATTGGTATCACACGCACACCTAGAGTGGTTCATTGAGCCAGCAGATGAGGACTTATATGAGTAAAGACTTGCAAGATAAGTTAGACGCAGTTGCTAAAATTTTAGAACCTATCCTATGGGAAACATTAGCAGAAATTGAGGCTGAATAAATGGCTGCTACAATGATGAACATGGAATTAAAGAAAATAGATATTCTCAAACCTTCTATGATGATGGTTGGAGATTTTATTAGATACAATGATGAGGTAGTTGAAATACTTTCTCTTGAATCTGATCCTGACCAATACTTTTGGTATGCAGAATATCAAAATGAGTTTGGTGAAAAAGATACCGCTCAGTTAGTTGATAATGAATACTATGATTGGTATATTCACTTAGAATAATTTTTCTGCACTTCCCCGCAGAAAAACCCGGCCCTGCCCGATTTGTCCGTTTTGTACCTTACGTACACTTGATATTTTCTCCACATTCTGCTAAAATATTTATATGACAACATCACAATTAAAAAGATCATTTGACAGAAAGGTTGCTAATCTTGTCACAAAAAATGGAAAGCAAGCCGCAATTGCAAACACGTTCGGTCTTCCCGCTGGAAAGAATTATTCATGCCCTGGTGCCACTAGTGTTTGTGAAAGTGTTTGCTACGCAGGAAAACTTGAAAAACTCTACAAAGCCGTAAAGGCAAACCTAATACATAATTGGGAATTATTAAAAGACGCTGACGAATCGACTATGATTGATCTATTGCAGAATATGATTAATGATTTTAAAAAAGATTGTGAAAAGAAAAATGCGTCATTGTTATTTCGTATTCATTGGGACGGTGATTTCTTTAATGACACGTACACCAAAGCATGGAAACAAATCATCCTTAACAATACAGATATAAAATTCTGGGTATATACAAGGGTACAGCCTGCAGCGGTAATGCTAAAGGATATTCCTAATCTATCCTTATACTATTCAACAGACAGCGAGAATAAGCAGATAGGCGTTAGTTTAAAGAAAGATCATGGGGTACGCCTTGCATACCTTGCACAGAATTTTGCAATAGGTCAGGCAGATATGAAGGAGTTATTTAATCGACCTGGTGCTAAGTGCCCTGAAAACCTAAAAGCCATTCCACTTATCTCAAGCGCTGGCTCGGCTTGCGTATCTTGCGGTTTGTGTGTATACTCTAAGAGCGACATAGTCTTTTCATCATCTAAGAAATAAGGGGCATATGGAGATACTAATAGTATTATCACTTATATTCTTATATATCCTATTCTCAGGCATGGGGCATTAGTGTGATGTATCTCACATCTCAATATATGAGATTATCCATGAGATAATTTGTATTTTTGACCAAAAAATGTTAGACTTATACAGTAAGCAAAAACCAACAAGAAGGAGAACCATGTCCGTATCAAACGCAACATACAAGGTAGGCGACACCTACACATCACAAAAATCAAAGGTAGTAGGAACTATTACCGAAATTGTGCCAACTAACAAAAACACAGTTAGAGTTAAGTTAGATGTTAATGGCTCAACTCGCTGGACAACTTGGACAGCAAAGAACGCTTAATCTTAGCCTAGTGGCTAAAGTCCTGAGCATGACGAGAAACTGCTCAACTCAAAAGCCCCACTAACAGAAATGGAAACCCATCACAATGGCAAGAAGCAAACCCATCAGCGTAAAAATCGCTACTGCTAAGGTTATTACAGCCTTAGAAAATAGATTAGCAGAGTTAGAGGCTAACTATAAAACACAAGACGAGAACGAAGCAAAGTTCCAAGTCGCAATAGAGGCTTGGAAAAAAGAACTATTTGCTTTTGCTATCGCTAATGTTTCTAAGGCAGAAAACCTACGCACTAACTATCGTCAATGGTCAAGCAACCTTAATGTTGATTTTGATTTAACAGTTAAGGAAGGCGAGTTCCCTGCTGAGCCTCAAAGAGAGTTTGAGCAACTCCATGCTCATACCTATCGTGAGCAGAAAGAGGAAATGGAAAACGCTATCCGTATCCTCAAAATGACCGACGAGGAAACAGTTAATACTAGCACATATAACGCTATCGCAAGATACTTGTAATAGTTTGGGGGTATTTGACTATGCCCCCAAAATATGTTAGACTAAATAAGTAAGCAACCACCACAACAGAAAAGGAAAATCATGACACTAGGCGGATACACATACCAACTAGGTGATTTATTCACCACTAGTAAAACAGGCGTAACTGGTAGAATTGTAAAGTTCTCACCACTTAACTCTAAACTTACTAGAGTATCACTACAATTAGCAAACGGCTCTCGTCGTCTTGCTATGGTAAGCACAACTAAATAAATAATCTTGGGGTAGGTTTGTAACGTGTAATCACTTAAGTCCCTGCCCCAACCATATTTATCTCTGATAAGCACTTGGCTTAATTGCTAAGTTATTCCTGAGATAAGACTCCTGAGCATGAGTTCTAAACTGCTCATCTTTTAATTGCCCCCGCAAAAATCCGGGGCAGCGTGATTTAAATCACATCTCATTATGTGAGACTAATTAAGAACTGAACTTGCATTTCCACAATCTTGATGATATTATTGTATTAACAGAAAAGGAACCCCTAATGAGCGAAGTAATGACACAGGAGCAGTTATCTGTTCCATACAATCCTAACCTACTTGTTACGTACAAGTATGTTCCAGAAACATATGCAGCACCTGAAAGCCCTACATTCATGACTGATAAGGTTACTCAGATTGAATGGGACCTACATAACGGTCGTACTACTCAAAAACAATTAGCAGAGAGACGCTTAGATATAAGTTGGTTAGAGGAACAAATTGTAGAATGGTATGACCCTAACTATACTAAAGAAGAAGTGTTGCAAGCAATCATAGAACACTTTGGGTTTAATCCAACTAAGCAAATTGAAGTTCAAGGTACCGTATCGTTCAGCGGAACGATTAATATTCCACTGTCAGAGATTGAAGACTTTGACCTTAGCAATGTAACAATTGATGTTGATCTAAGTTCATATGAGTATGACGCAGATCTTAATGTGGACGAAGTATCTTTGGAGGACCACTACTAAATTTGATAGGGGGCTATCAACGTCGTGGGCCAAGACGTAAAACTGGCCCTAACAAAAACCCGGCCCCGCCCTAAATGTCCGATTTGTACCAATTAAGAAGATTAAACCATTTTCCCCAATCCTAGTTGACATTGTCAGCCATGACTGCTAAACTTAGTTAAAACAACCGAAAGGATAAAAATGGCTCATGATTTAGAAACTCAAAATGGCGTAGCAAGTTTTGCATCATTTAGAGAGCCTGCATGGCACAATCTTGGTACTGTATTTGATACTGAGAAAAATACAAGTGAAATGCTTGTTGCTGCTAATCTTAATAATTGGAATGTTAGACTAGAGGATTTAGAAATCCCATCTAGTTTAGTATCTGACAAACAATATCAATATGTTGTTCGTACAAATCCTACTGATAAATCTCAAACTGATGTTTTGGGAATTGTTGGGCAGCGTTATGTTCCACTACAAAATGAGGATTTATTTGCCTTTGGCGATAACATTCTTGATGGTGGTGGGCGTTGGGAAACCGCTGGCTCAATTAGTGGTGGGCGTGTAGTATTTGGCTCATTAGCATTAGAGCGTGAAACTGTATTAGACCCTAATGGCGTTGCTGATGTTGTAAAGACTTATTTACTCATCAACACTTCACATGATGGTTCAATCGCTATTCAAGCAAGCATAACACCTGTTCGTGTTGTGTGTGCTAATACTCTTAATGTTGCACTAAACCGCACTAAGAAAAAAGATGGCGTAAAGCAATCTTTCAAAATCCGTCATACCCAAACTGCTGAGGGCAAAATTGCTATTGCTCGTCAGGCACTAGGCATGGCTAACGCTTACATGACTGAGTTCGATAAGATGGCTCATGCTATGATAGCAAAAGAAATCTCAGCACAAGATTTCAATAACATTATTCTTGCTGCTTATCCTAAGCCTGAATTAGATACTAAGGGCGCAGTAAAGAAATGGGAAAACAAGGTAGATATGATTAACGATATCTATACTGGTGAATTTAACGGAATGATTGCTGGTAATGCGTGGGGTGCGTTCAATGCGCTAACTGAGCGTTTAGACTGGTATCGTTCATCTCGTAGTGCAAATGGCGAAAGCATGTTTGCTGCTGCTTCTGGATTTGACCCTGCTACCAATGCAGAAAAAAATCGTTTGCTAAGTATTGTTCAAAATACTTTACAAATAGTTTAACAATAAAATCCTGAGCAAGATTTAAAACTGCTCATCATTGGTTCTGTAGCATAGTTGGTTAATGCGCTACCCTGTCACGGTAGAGATCGTGGGTTCAAGTCCCATCAGAGCCGCCCCGGGTTTTCTTTCTTTAAATAATAACACATGATTGCTTCATTAAGAAAGATTGACTTTTTCCCCAGTTTCCTGTAAAATATTAACATGACCACAATTAACAAACCACTAACCATAGACGGCCTAATAATGAATATATATGAGGACAACTCTGAACATTTTGACTTTATATATAGCATGAATAATGGAGACTGCGATTGTTGTCTTCACTTTGCAATGAATTTGATTAAGGAGTATGATAGATAATGTTAGGTTATACATATAAAGATATACAGGCCTTTGGTAATAGTTTAACTTGGGCTATTGATACCGCCAAAAACCAGGGGGATGAACAAAACTATAAACAATTACTAATAGTATGGGACTTCTTTGAGGGACTACTAGCAGAAGGTTACATAGATGAGAACACATACTATGGATAATGGCGAGATCTTAGATAAGATTATAGAACTTATAAACACAGACGGAGAGATCATGTCTGATGAAGAGGTTGTTAATAATATTAGGGGACTTCTTGAGACTAACCCTCAAACCTATTGGGGAGCAAGCCAAAGCAGTGTGATGTAGATCACCTTACGATATCTTGTAATTTTTCCCAGTTCGTAGTAAAATTGTATTAAGAACCTAAAGAAAGAGACCCAATGCCAAACCTTATACAACTTACAGAGGATGAATGGTTTGAACAGTTCAAGCCTATCCCAAACCATTTAGACGAGAATGCCTCATTCAATGACGGTGAGCACGGCTATATGTTTGAGACATATGGTGATGAAGTAGAGTTTGTTAGGGACCATGTGTTCTTACATCCCAACACTGTATGGACTTACTATGACGGAGATAACGGTGGTACGTATATCTCTGACGGTATGCATATGGTTAATAGGATTGGTTACTTTGTAACTACCGTTCCCTATGATGACAGCCAGTATTATCAGATACAACTAATTGCAGGAAAGGACGACTAATGCATACCCTACACTATATAGCAGTTGAAGCAGATAACAAGCAAGAGGCTTTTGACAAAGTTGTTGTAAGCCTACAAACAAACGAAGACGGATACCGCATAGGCGATTGGTCAGATTGGCACGTCGTTGGCGGAGGAAGGTGGAGCACTAATGCACAAAAATCTAAAGACTTTATGGACGGTTATAACCATGACAGTACTGATGTTATTGGCTATGCTAAAAATAAAGAAAAGTTCCAAGAAGTAATTAAGGACATCTTACGCTTTCGCTCTCAGAGTATGAACAGGAACATAGTAGAGATTAAGACTGATAAGTTTATTAGTCAAATGGTCGACTATGCTTCAGAGGGTGGGAGAGGTCCCTGGAATGGGGATACTCTAATGAATGTTTATTCTATCAAACAGGCAGCAGAAATGCTAATGGGTTCTTGGACATGTGATAGTGGGTTTTACGATCTTGAAGAACATGTCTCCGAATTTGAGTATTTAAATGAGCGACTTGACAAACCTGATCGAGCCGTGAGACAATATCTAGTACCAGTTGACTTCCACTTCTAAGGAGACCTAATGATAAAAACAAAAGATTTAATCTTAGCAGGACATTTTGCAGTTGATAGCGGTCAGGCCATGGTAGGCGACCCATGCTATATTGATAATTGGGATACCAACAAAAATGATGATTGGAATATTGACGGCAAAGAAGGTCAATACTCTTATCATGGTGCTAGTGCTACTACCCTTGCTAATTCATATGGCGAGTTAGGTAATGGCACGGCAGTAGTATTTAATACAGGTTATGGCGATGGCCTATATCCAGTATATGTCCAGATGAACGATGACGGCAGAGTTTCTAAAGTTGTAATCGATTTCGAAGGGGACCTATAATGGCTACATGGGATGTTGAAATAATCTTTGAACCCACAGGTACTTATATGAATTTTGAATATGAGACTGACACCGAAGACGAGAACGATATTTTTAATGAGATAACAAACCAAATATCAATCATACCTGAAAGGACGGATGCATAATGGGAGCACGTTGTACATTCATATTTAAACAATCAGAGGATCTAGCAGTAGCGCTGTATAGCCATTGGGGTGAAGACAGCATGTATGTGGATCTTGCTAAGGCCCTTCAGCATGCGACGGTACGTAAAGGTGATACAGAATACTATACCCGCATGGCTATTAGTTATCTATTGCAAGACTCTATCTTGGATGAAACAGGGTTTGGTATCTATGCCTGCAATCCTAATGACTTAGGGTTTGCGGACCACCCAATATTAATCGATCTCACAGATAATACTATTAGTCATGATGGTGTAGACCACAAAGACATTGATAGTTTTATTACTTATAATTTGCCCAGCAGTGCTCTCTCCACTGTGGGGGCTTCATCAGCGGAGGTTGGGGTCACCTCTCGCTAGCAATATGGGGAGGGCGTTAACTGTGGTGGGTTGCGCTTTCCCTTTTCCTTTGGTATAATTTAGATAGGGGTTTCATGTATCGTATTAACAGAGTAAAGCGACAGACCAATGAGGAAAAGGTTGCGGTTGGAATTGGCAAATTGCTATCTGACTTTTACCTTGACTTAGAAAAGGTTGGCTATTACTTGGCTACAGCAACTCCTTATTTAATTTATCGCAGGTCATTAGAAGTATTAGAAAGCGCACAGTTCCAAGAGGACAAGATAGAGCAAAACAGATTGGGGTATGATAGTGACCGACTTCCGTAATGTATGTGAGATTTTAGGAAAACTTTATTCCGTATATAAAGATGATGAAGAGTTTAAAGACTTCATAGAGTTTAATGACTTAGGGCTACCGCTTGCTTACTTTGTTTCTGAGAACCTTTGTGAGGTAGCAGATGACGGGGCACGGTATATAACAGAAACATGGGCACTATTCTTAGCAGGGTTAAACCTAGAGGATACTGGCTTCTCTGATTTAGATGAGGTCTTTGAGAGTGCAGAGGAGAAGAACAATGGAACTGAGTAATAACTATTTAGATGAACAGTTACTTAAAGCCCAACAGTTGCTATGGTCTGGCTCTCTACATGAAGTGGACCAGGCACACAACATCATTGCTAACTTAATTAAAGATCGCCTACCAGCATAGGAAAAACCCGGTATCAATTACCAAACCTTCAAACCTTATTTACGAAAAAGACATTAAGAACCCAATTCAAAAAATCCCAGAAAGTTTGACAAACCTTCAAACCTTTATATTTAAAGATAGTATAATATATATATGAGTCCTCGTAACTACTATAGTAAGAATCGTATTGATAGATATAATATGAGTCCTTCTTTTGTATCTACCGCTTCAGGTATGGCAGAGAAAAAGGTAGAGAGGTTTGTTACTAGGGTATTACGATCCATCTTTAAGTCCCGCCGTCGCAATAAATCATAGTACTAATAGACATTACGAAGCGGGAAAAAAAATCCCAGAAATATACAGATTATTCCCATAATTACCAAACCTTTCTAGATTTTTTCTGGGGTTTTTCCTACATTTTCCTACATTTTCTGGGCATTTTTATAGGGGTTTTTTACTTGACAAACCATGGTATTGGGGGTATAATGCATGCCGCATATGGGGATAGGAAGGTTTGGGATAGGGAGGTTTGGCCGCCAGAGGATTACGACGCCATCTATAAAATCGCCCAATCCCCCACTATGCTCCACTTTCCTCCATTCTAACCCAATCTAAAAAATGTCAGTAAGGATTATCTTTCATACCAAACCTCCAAACCACCTATTTAAAAGCCTTCCAAGCCCTATTTGCGACGGTATTTAACCATCTCGCTGGTTCCCAAACCAGACATATCTGGCTATCTGAGATATGGGGATAGGGGGATATAAGGTTTGTTATTACACTGGGGATTATGATACTCCTTCTGTACCCGCCAAAAATAGGATACAATAAGTTTATGTCTAATACTGGTTGGCTGGGATCAAGGTTTGGTAAAGGGCATTACCCAAATTGGTTTGAAGCATCAGGTCAATATAACTTTGAAGAATTCTTGTCTGAGTATAAAGATAAACCTAACTTAAACTATCTTCAATTAGGTGTCTTTACTGGAGATACAAGTTACTGGCTAATGAATCATGTATTAACCCATGAAACCTCACATTTAACGGATGTTGATACTTGGCTAGGATCATCTGCTGAAAGCGATGTTCATGATAATTATGACTTTGAAGATGTCTATCAATTATATTTAAGTAGGATGCAACCATTTTCTCCTCGTGTTCATAGTGAAAGATCTACAACCTTTGATTTTTTAAATGCTGAAAAAAACAACACCTATGATTTTATTTACATTGATGCAGATCATGTTGCCAGTAACGTATTAAGTGATGCCGAACTGTCTTGGCCATTATTAAAGACTGGTGGAATTCTTGCATTTGATGACTACTCTTGGGGTGATGAAAAACCTGCTCACCTAAGACCTAAAACTGCTATTTTGTCATTTGTTGAAAAATACAAAAATGAAATAGAAACAATGGCTATGAACCATCAATATTGGATTAAAAAAATATAACTGTTTACTATCTATGGTATTACGATCTTTCTTGCTATTCCCGCCGATTTATGGTATGCTTAATGTAAACAGAAGGGAAAATTATGACAACAGAAATGATACATGAAATAATGCAAGAAATGTTTAGCAATGAAAAATCAGGTGGACTTTTCTATATTGAAAGCGACAAAGTTAATAAAATAATTCAAAGTTACTTTCCAAAGGCTTTTGAATCATTTGAACCTGCTTACTAATAATGAAATCTAAAAAAGAAATAGATTGGTCTGAAGCAGAAGAACGAGCAAGGGCTAGCCTTAATAGAAATAAATCCGCTATTGAGGCTACTGCCTTTGGGACACCTGCTAACTGGTCTAGACCTGTTTATAACAAACCTTTAATTGCTCCAGATCCTAGCGCTCCTGACACTCATGTCAAAACTCATAAATTAAATAAAAAACAACGTAAAAAATATAACAAAACCTTTGTACCCAAACAAAAAGCAAAGGCTAGAAAATCAGATGAAAGTGGTGGTTTACCAGTGGTCAATAAAAATGTTAATCTTTGGGTTGAATTAAATGAACAAGATAAAGGTTTTATATCAAATTGGAAGTGGCACAATGGGTAATGTAGATTATGACAAACCAATTAACCAGTATATCTTTCAATCTTGTATTAATTGCGGAAGGTTTATTAGGACAAAAGACAAGGTTAGATTAACCCTATTTATGTACGATCATTATGGGGAAAAGGGTATTAGACGTTGTTCTAATAAGTGGTACGGAGAGTTTGTTTATACCCTGCTAAACTGGAGGTATCGAAATGCATGAATCAATGGATACAAACCTTACTTGGGATGACGGGGATATTTGGAAAGGCTGGACATATAGCATTGAAAACAATCGTTATTACTTTGATGATATTGGAGATGAGTCTTTAGATACCCTTTGGAATAGTGAGTTCTTGATGCGGGGTAATTAGAGATACTAACCGCTATTGCCCTCTTAGGGCAGGGGAAGGTTTGTTACCTCCTATTTTGCCGCCGAACTCAAACCGTGATACACTTATAATATGAAAAAAAACAATGCGATTATTTCCCAGAAAAAACTTAGACGGTATGCCAAAAACAAAAAGCGTATGTCTAACAAACCATATCACAGCATGTCCAAATTTGAAAGAAGCCAGGAAGATGTTAGGCAGCGTATCATAGCCCAATCCTTGGCAAATGCATCAAGGTCTTAAAGTTTAATATCAAAACTTTCGTTACATTTTTTACAATATGAGGTAGGATCATGCTTGGTATGATAAGTGGTTGATACTAAAAATACCAAACCCTGCTTATGCATATCTACATACTTGGGGTTAGCGTATCCGTATAATATTGGAATTAACGGGGTATTGCAATGCGGACACATATCAAGGTCTTATCCTATATGAGTATGTATTAAGGGGATCGTAGTTGGTTCCACCAGTACTTTTGTTATACCGTGCCGCAAGTGAGTTATATCTATTAACAATATCATCAATTACGGAGTTTGCGTTATCTACCGTCCGACTATGGGCGTCTTGTTCTCTTATTAAATCAAGACGGCTGCTTGCAATAATATCACTTGTGTATCTTATGCAGTAATTGCTTTGATCTAGACTCATCTTACGAGAGTGCTTTAGGTCCCCCCCCAAAAATAACAAGGCAGTAGATAGTATTACGATTAGAAAAATTTGTACCCAAACCAAGGTTTTCATCTTTATACTCATACCCTACAATTATAGCGTATCTTGATAGTATGGGCAAACTTTACAAATTGGTAGATCTTTGCTATACTGGAATTATGGCTCATATAATTGTTTGTCCAGTATGTAAAAAACAAATAGAGTCTAGGTCTAGCATGGCTTCGCAAACCTTAACTAACCACATGAAGGAGCATAAATGAACTATGAGGATATAGTCCAGATGGCTGTTACTATGACTGAGATGGATAATGGGGTTTCTTTAAATCCCGCCGAAAGACAGGCTATGGTAAATAGAATTTTGGGCAAGGTAGAAAAAGAATTAGGTGTATAATAAAAATATGAAAAAATTTATTAAAAAACAAAAGACCAATAACCTAGTATTAAGATTCATAGGAAATGTTTCTGGATCAATCTTTACCTTTTTTCTTATTAGAGAGATTAGGGCTGAGGATAAAAATCATATTATAAGAGCAAAAATGTTTGCTAAAATATGTAATCCTTTTGGTAAAGCACAAAATAAATGGGCTACTTACTATATCTAAGATAGTTTGATATACTAGATATATGGGGAAACTACTTAGTATATTTATTGCATTTTTAATTTCCCTTGGTCTTTGGAAATTATGGACAAAGGTAGTTGATTCTTTTTATGAATGATTATTGCAATAGTTGTAACAATAAATTAATTAATGGTGATTGTGGATTTTGTTTAAATAATTCTAATGCATTAAGGGAGTTTGAAGAAGAAAATGAGTAACTGGACCGAAGAACTATCAGATGAACACAAAGAACAAATTTGGCATTTTATTGTGGAGACTGTTAAAGAAATTCGTGAACAGATTGCTCAAGACATTGAAGGTACCAGTGACCTATGGAAGGCTAAGGGTCTTAATAAGTCTCGTCGTACAACAAAAGCATTTGAAATATCTGCAGCCATAGCAAGAGGACAAAATGAAATTTAATGATTTTATCAAGAACATTTTAATTTCTGTTGTTATAATTTTTATTGCAGCAATATTTTTTAGTACTAAGGATTAATTATGAATGCAGAAGAAATAATCCAAACCATAAAAGACCAGTATTACCTTTGCCCCAACATAGACGATGATGTTTGCTATACATGGTGGAAACATGATGAGTGTGAAACATTACGATCACTTCTTTATACCGTCACAAAAGATCTAAGGTATGTAGAACCATTAAGTAAGTTAAGACCAAATGTAAAAGAGGCTATTGAAGAAATGTTAAGTGATCCAGAGAGCCAAGCATTAATGGAACGATTAAAGTATATGGAAGATAATGGAATCTAATTTAAAAACCAGCATATTAGATACGTTAGAATATTCTAAACAATTAATTATTTCTCCTGATATTGATGGATTTATGACTGCTAAGTTAATTAATCGATACAATGGGTCAGTTGTTGTTGGAGCATACGATAAAAACATTTTAACTATTGCTGATGGAATTAATCCAGAAGATTGTCTTTTTGTGGATTGTGATATGAATACGCCAGAGTTTGTCTCTATTGGTAACCATATGCGGTTGCCTTCTGACAACATTTCTATTAATTCTTTTAATCCAAACCTACACTTTGAAGTAATAAAGTATACAGATAAATTTCCTTATGCTACTTGTTTTTTAATAACATTTGCAACTGGTGTAACTACCTCTGATCTTGATAAGAATTTTATGGCTTACGCAGATTCCACATACAAGAATTTAATAAATTATGAAAGAAATATGAAGAGTTGGTCTACAAGAATATATCACAATGAAGTAGAAAGAGTGTTAAATCCAAAACCTTCTGATCATAACGAAAGACTATGGATAGAAAAAACATATCCAAAACAATCATTTCTTTCAAAACAGTTTGGCAAAACTAGATATATACAAGCACTAAATAATTCATTGGCATCAGAAAATATAGAACATTTGCCAATTATGCATGGTAAAAAATATAAAACAGGCTTAGTAGATAAGAATACTGTGACACGATATAACAAAGATATGATCTCATATGCAGAAATATACTCTGGAGAATACTCTGTTACGTATAATCAGATAGCCGATTGGGAGTAGGATTACTGTTCGTAAGGGCTAGGGTTTGTTAGTAATTCTTTAAATATATTATCAACCATTATAGTTAAACCTGTATCTTCTGTTGATAAATAAATAGAATTTTTAGTTATTTGTGCTGATCTTGCAGCATGCCTTTTGTTTTTATATACTTTAACATCTTCCATTTGACTACCCCCAACATTAAATAAATTACCATACATTGATCTCCATAAACATTCTGGATATTGGTTTAATATATAAAGTAATCCCGCTTTATGCATTGGCATTGGTACGTGTAACTCATAGTCTAATGGTTTTGTAAACCCCAACTTGTTTAATTTATTGTTTGTTGTTATAAGTTTTCTAATATACATTGATGATCCAGTAATCTTTGTAAACTTATCTATTTTTTCAGACAACAGCCCATTGTAAAATTGTTCTATTGTTTCTATTTTTTTAATAATAAAAAAATCATCATTCATTAATATAAAATTATCAGATATATCTGAGGTATCGCAAACAGCCTTTAAATTATTTACAGCATTAGCATATTTGTTATCATTTTGTTCTAAAAAAACATGATTGCCAGAATACCATTTTGGCTTTCCACCTACGACCCAAACCTTTGCCTCTGGAAAACTAAGCAAGACAGACCTAATGGAGTATCTTAACTCTTCATTTTCTCCATCACGACAAATATAAACAAAATCCATCAAATACCCCGCTTTCTTATAAGTATATCAGAATCTGGTATACTGTTATAAACACAGAATGGGTGGGATCCTTGGCTAATATAGTATTTCTAGGCAACTTTGAAGTGCCTTATAGTAGTGAGAATCATCATGCTAAGTCTTTGGAATCTCTTGGCCATACCGTGCAAAAACTGCAAGAAAAAAAAGCAGGTAGCACAGAAATATTAAACGCAGCATTAAACTCTGATCTATTTATCTGGGTACACACACATAGATGGCAGACTCCAGGATCTAGATCTATGACTGATGTACTAAAAGAATTAAAGGCTGCTGGCATACCAACTATGACTTATCACTTGGATTTGTGGTTTGGAATTGAGCGTGAAAAAGATTTAAAGAATGATGACTTCTACACAAACATAGGTCATTTTTTTGCTACAGATAAGTTAATGTGTGATTGGTTTAATAAAAATACAGAAGTTAAAGGACACTTCTTGCCTGCTGGTGTGTATGATAAAGAATGCTACGTTCATCAAGATTACGATCCACACAACTTTGAACATGACATAATTTTTGTTGGTAGCAGAGGGTATCACCATGAGCATAAATACCGTCCACAACTAATAGATTTCTTACGAAAAACATACGGTAAAAGATTCCTACATGTTGGTGGCGATGGAGATACTGGAACTGTGCGTGGAGAAGCGCTTAATCGCATCTATGCAAGAAGCAAAGTAGCCATAGGTGATAGTTTAAACATTAACTTTAACTATCCGTACTACACAAGCGATAGACTATTTGAAAGCACTGGTCGTGGTGGTTTTACTATCTATCCTCGCATCAAGGGGCTTGATGAATATTTTGAAGATGGTAAAGAAATTATATTTTATGAACATGGTAATCTTGAAGATCTTAAACAAAAAATAGATTACTACATCTTAGATGGATTAACCAGGGAAGAAATAAGGATTGCTGGTCATGAACGGACTAAAAAAGAACATACATATGTTCATAGATGGGCAAGCATATTAGAAACTTTAAACATAAAATGAAATATTTAGTTACTGGTGGTGCTGGTTTTATTGGATCAAACCTTGTTGATAAGTTAATTAGTCTTGGTCACGAGGTTATTTGTATTGATGATGAGTCTGCAGAATGTCATGAGCAGTTCTATTGGAATAATAAAGCACAAAATTATAAGCATGACATTTGTGATTATGACCTAATTGCACCACTCTTTAAAGATGTTGACTGCGTATTTCACGTAGCATCTGATGCAAGAATACAGCCAGCAATATTAAATCCAAAAAAATCTATTCAATCAAACGCAGTAGGAACAGCCAATGTTCTTGAACTCTGTAGGGTTAACAAGGTAGGTAGACTAATCTATTCAAGCACATCCTCTTCTTATGGTAAAAAGGCTTTGCTTCCAAACCAAGAAACACAATCCCCTGATCCACTAACCCCATACTCTGCTGCTAAAGTTTTTGGTGAAAACCTTGCAAGAGTTTACTACAACCTTTATGGATTAAAGACTATATCCCTTAGATATTTTAATGTTTATGGAGATAGACAACCATTAAAGGGGCAGTATGCACCAGTAATAGGATTATTTTTAAAACAACATCATGAGTCAAAGCCACTAACAGTAGTTGGCGATGGCTCTCAACGTAGAGATTTTACTCACATATCAGACGTAATAGAAGCAAACATCCTTGCATCTGAGGTTGAAAATGGATTTGGTGAAGTGTATAACATTGGGTATGGAAGTAACTACGCTATACTTGATATTGCTAATATGATTTCAAATGATATTAAATTTATACCGCCAAGAATTGGTGAGGTGCAAGAAACTCTTGCCTCTAACGCCAAGTTTAAAGATCTAACTGGATGGATACCAAAAGTATCATTAGTAGAGTGGATACAGAATGACTGAAATGATTAAGGCTACTGTTAACGGGGAATTTGAAATAATGTTACCAAAGCATCGTGCAGATAGACCAGAATGGTATCAACCACATGGTTGGGAAAAAATTAGATTAAAATCAATGCATGAAAATATTGGTAAAGGCGATGTTGTTTACTATGTTGGAGCAGAAGAAGGAGAGATGCCTGCCCTATGTCAAATGTGGGGAGCAGAAGTTGTTTTATTTGAACCTAATCCAAAGGTTTGGTCACACTTTCCTTTGCTTTGGAGTGCTAATAATTTAGAAAAACCAATTGCATGTATTCCTGGGTTTGCATCAGATAAAGATAATAAACTTGCACGTATTTATTATGGCGAGTTTCCACCAGAAGCAGATGCTCCTATTGAGGCTGCTCATGGATTTAAAGAACTGCAGTATGAAGCAGATAAATATGGTCAAACAAAAATTGATACGCTTGTATATGAAAAAAGAATGAAGCCGCCTACTGCAATTTCTCTTGATGTTGAGGGTAGTGAATGGAGGGTCCTAGGAGGGGCTGAAAGGGTCCTTAGAGAGCACAAACCTAAGATTTGGCTATCTGGACACCCAGAATTTATGATGATCTATTGGAAAGAATATTTGCATGATTTAAGACAGTTTATTAAGGGTATTGGCTACAAAGAAACATTGCTTGACTATCAACATGAAGTACACTTATATTATGAGCGATCTTAAAGCATATCTTTATTCAGTTAAACAAGAAGATTGTGCTGCTGATAAATGGGATTACGGTTTATTAAAACAATTTTTTAATAAAAATAATATTAAACCAGATAAGGTAACAATTTTACCTAACACAGATAGAGCCTTTGTTGTTATTCCTGGACCACAAAATGTAGACTATGAAGATAAAATATCTGAAGAGTTAAACAAGATAGGTAGAGTAGTTTTGTTTATTACTGGAGATGAAAGTGCTACATTTAAAGTTGATAAGATAAAGCATAAAAATATTGAAATTTGGATTCAATACCCACACAGAAAACATTCACAATATAATAAATTAGCATTGGGTGTGCCAAGAGATTTACACAAAAATTTGCCAAAGTATCAAGATAAGTTATATGATGTATTTTTTTCAGGGCAGATAACTCATCAAAGAAGACAAGAACTTGCAACTGTTATGCCTAACATACCCAATTCTTTTTATAATCCAACTACTGGTTTTGCAGAAGGACTAAAACCAAAACAATACTATGACAAAATGTCTTTATCAAAGATTGTTCCTTGCCCTAGCGGGGCGATGGTCATTGATTCATTTAGATTTTATGAAGCAATTGAAATGCTTTGCTTGCCAATAGGAGACAAGTTAGACTCAAAAATGCAAAATACAGATTTTTTTAATTTTGTATTTGAAGATAATCATTCAGTAAAAACTGTTGATAATTGGAATCACTTGGTTGACTTGTTACCTGAACTATTAAATAATTATACATCTGAAATGCATCAGATTGTTTGTTGGTGGATTAAATATAAAAGAGATCTTTTTATTAAGTTAATGAGGCAAGTAAATGCATAAAAGGGATATAACAATTGTCATGGCTACATCTGTAGTTTTAGATCATCCAAACACAAAAATGATAGATCAAACCATTAGTGATATTCGTGTTCATTTTCCAGACAACGAAATTATTATGCAAATAGATGGTCTTAGAGAAGAACAACAAGATCGTAAAAAAGATTACGATGAATACAAAAATCGTATTTTATGGAAATGTTTACATGAAGATAAAAACATATTACCTTTTATATTTAAAGAGCATAGCCATCAAACCAACATGATGCGTCAAACAATCAATGAAATTAAAACACCACTATTACTTTATATTGAAGGAGATGCTCCTTTAACTCCAGACACACCTATAGACTGGGATAAGTGCTTAGATATGTTTGAATACAATAAAGCAAATACTATTCGTTTTCATTTTGAAGCATTTATACCAAAAGATCACGAACACCTTATGTTTGGTTTAGAAGATGGGTTTATGAAAACTATACAATGGAGTCAACGACCACATCTAAGTAGAAAACAATATTATAAAGACATTGTGCTTCCAAGATGTAAAGATAAATTTTTTATAGAAGATACATTTCATGGAGCAATTCAAGATGATATATCTCCATATGGGGA